ATGGGTATTGTACTGGAGCTATACGAGCTTAAAAATCTCTGTAAAGATATGGCTGAGCTTGGAGCTGCCAATTACGCAAAAATGGTATTTCCGGCAAAAGATCTCATTTCCCAAAGGGAGGCTTATAAATCATTCGGTGAGGCTCGTGTAAAACGGTGGGTACGCCAGCAACTTGTACACCCTACAAGGAATGGAGCAGAGAAACGCTCCAAAATACTATACTCCAGAGCTGAATTATTAACTATCGAAAAGACAGAGAAAATAGACACTTATATAAACAAATTATGAAAGAAGTATTCTTAAAGAAATTGATCCTAAAGAATTTCAAGAAAATTCAGGATCTAACAGTAGAGTTTACAGATAAAAATACCTTTATCTGTGGTGGAAATGGCACAGGAAAGACAACGCTTCAAGATGCGTTCTTGTGGCTGTTATTTGGGAAGGACAGCACGAATAGGGCTGATACCAACTTTAACATTAAAACGTTGGGAGAAGATGGAAAAACAATCTTACACCTTGTACATAGCGTAACTGGTGTATTGTCTATCAATGGCAGAGATGTTGAACTGCAACGTAACTATGTTGAAAAATGGGGAAGTGGTGTAAACGCTGGTGTCCTTCAAAACCATGCTACAGAGTTTTATTTGAATGGTGTAAAACTCAAAACGAAAAAGGAGTATGATGCGGAAGTAGCAGCGATCTTGCCGGAAGATGTTTTTAGAATGATTACTAACCCGTTATATTTCCCGACCATGAAGGCGCAAGATCAGAAAGCTATGTTGCTTGAAATGGCTGGTAACGTTACGAATGAGGAAGTAGCCAATATCAATCCAAAGTTTCAAGAGCTGATTAGTCTTATTTCAGGCAGAACCTTAGAGCAATTAGCAAAAGAAATAGCCTCTAAGAAATCAGCTATCAAAGATGAGTTAAAGGGTATTCCTGGTAGAATTGATTCGGTACGTGATGCAATGCCTGAAAGTGAGGACTGGGCGGTTTTGGAGAAGGAAATAGCCGACAAAAAAGAGAAAATTAAAGATATTGATAGCCAGTTAGCCGATAAAAGCAAACAGATAGAAGCAGAGTTCAAAGCCAAATCTGAGTTGCAAAAGCAAATCGGGAACAAAAAACTTGCCAAGTCGCAAAGAGAAAATGAGATAAGACAAAATGCCAATAAATCCTACCATGACGTACTGGATAATATTTCAAAGCTGGAATATCAAGTTAAAAGCAAGGATGCTGAAATATCCCGTAAACAAGAGGATCATTCTCGTATCAAAGCTACTATCGAAGCTCTAAATAATGATTTGGAAGTATTGAGAGGTAAGTTCTATGCCATAGATGCGGAAACGTTACAGTACCCGGAAGGAGCTTTTATTTGCCCGACTTGTAAAAGAGAGTTGGAGGTAGAAGATATTCAAGCCAAGCAACAAGAATTACAGGACAACTTTAATCTCAACAAGGCAAACCGACTGAAAGCAGTGCAAAATGAAGGCAAGGAAAAAGCTGCAAAAGTTGAAGAGCTTAAAAAGCAGTGTTCAATTATTCAAGCTGCTATAACTCAGTTGAGTAACGAGAAAGAAATATTGGTGCATAATATCAATGAATGTAAAGGGAATATGCCGGAAGAACAAGATACACAAAAGATCATTCTTTCCGATCCTACCTGGCTTTCTCTCAGTAATGAAATCGTAGATCTTGAAAACCAGTTAAAGGCAGAAGCCAAACCTATAGACACAACAGAGTTGAAAGAAGCTAAGGCTATTCTTTCTGAGGCTATAGATGAGCTGAATAAGAAGCTGGGTAAACGTGATACTATAGAACGTTCCAATAAAGTTATTGAGGATCTGGAGGATAGAAGAGATAAAAACAATGAAGCTCTGGCAGAACAAGAACGTTTGGAGTTTTTGGTACAAGACTTCCAGAAAGAAAAAGACAACAAGTTGATGGAACGTATTAACGGAATGTTCTCTTTGGTTAAGTTCTCGTTTATTAGCGAGAAGTTGAATGGGAATGAGGCTATAACCTGCTTTTGCTCTGTAGATGGTGTGCCGTTTGCCGATGTAAACAATGCTTCAAAAATCAATGCCGGGCTGGATATAATAAACGCTATATGTCGATCTGTAGGTATCACAGCACCCATTTTCATTGATAATCGGGAAAGTGTGAACGATCTTATACCTACCATGTCGCAAGTAATAAACCTCGTGGTTAGCAAAGATAAATCTTTGATGATACGTGTTGCCGGAAATGGAACAATGGAAGAATACAAACAACTTTAAATAATAATTTTATGACACAAGAAAATTCAAGTGGTACACAAGTAGTTAGTACCCAATCAACGAAAATGCCAGCACAGGCAAAAAAAATAGATGTGTTGAAAACTATGCTTAACGCTCCTTCTGTAATGGAACAATTTAAAAATGCGCTTTCTAAGAATGCTTCCACATTTGTTGCTTCCATTATTGATCTATACAACTCGGATTCAAATTTACAATTATGCGAGCCGAAAGCGGTTGTAGCGGAATGTCTGAAAGCTGCTGTTTTGAAGTTGCCAATCAATAAGGCTTTGGGGTACGCTTTCATTATCCCCTTCAATAATAGCAAAAAAGTAGATGATTTGGACGAAAAAGGTAAGCCCCAAATAGGCTCAGACGGTAAGCCTATCCAAAAGTATATCAAGGTTATGGAGCCAACGTTTCAACTGGGGTACAAGGGTTATATTCAGCTTGCGGAAAGATCCAACCAATACCGTACCATTAACGCAGATGTCGTTTTTGATGGTGAAGTTCGTAAAGTGAACAAACTTACTGGCGAGATCGCTTTTGACGGAGAAAAGAAGTCTGATAAGATCATAGGTTACTTCTGCTATTTTGAATTGCTTAACGGCTTCTCTAAGACGTTGTACATGACTGTTGAACAAATGGCTACCCACGCCAAACGCTACTCCAAAGGGTTAAAGAAGGAAACAACCGTAGAAAGCCTTATGAAACTTGCCGAACTGCCTTTCTCGGCAGACAGTAAAACCGTTGGATGGCTCGGTAATTTTCATGGGATGGCTATCAAAACCGTTATCAGAAATTTACTTAGTAAATACGGCTATCTCTCTATAGAAATGCAACAAGCATTTGAAAATGATGTTGAGGGTGCGGAAGAGCATACAGACGCTATGCCCACAATGGGAACACAACGTTTTGATGTATCAGATGTTAGCTTTGAGGAAGTTTCTAATACCAGTGCCAATACTGCAACGGCTTCCAATGAAAATAAGCCAGGTTTCTAATGGGAATGGAATTAAGAGTTTTGGGCAGCTCGTCCAGTGGTAATTGCTACATACTGGATAACGGCAATGAGGCTTTGATTATCGAGGCTGGAATACGTTTCATAGACGTAAAAAAGGCTTTGGATTTCAATATTCGCAAAGTCGTAGGCTGCTTAATAACTCATCAACATAACGATCATGCTAAATATGCTAAGGCAATGGTAGATTGTGGCTTTCATGTATTGGCTCTTCCAGAAGTGATAGAAAGCAAGGAATTGAAAGGTTCCAGAGTAAAAGCCATTAAAATAGGATCGGGCTATCTGCTTGGTGGTTTTCGGGTGATCCCCTTCCCTGCTTTCCATGATGTACCTTGTGTTGGCTATTTCATTAAGCACCCGGATTGTGGTAGTATTATGTTTTTAACGGATAGTTGCCAGTCTGGATATACTTTTTCTGGATTGAATCATATACTGATTGAATGTAATTACTCTGATACAAAACTGATAGAAAGCATTAATGCCGGGCGTGTCCTTCCTACACAAAGAAACAGATTAATGGTTTCTCACATGGAGCTGGAAAGTTGCAAACAAGCTCTAAAAGAAAACGATTTGAGCAACGTTGCAAACATAGTTCTTTTACACCTCTCATCTAATAACAGCGATGAGCATTTATTTGTATCTGAGGTGCAAAAAATTACTGGAAAGGCGGTTTATGCTGCTAAACCAGGTTTGAGTATAACCTTAAACAATTTTTAGGTATGATACAAGGATTTTCAGAGCAAACAAAACCTCTAACCGATTATGAGGACAAAGTTATTCTGCCTCTCATAGTACAAGGGCTTCACGGTAAAGTGGGTAAATATAAAGCGATTACAAATAAAGCGATGTGTTCGGCTTTAAAGTCTTATGGGTGTAAAATTGATAGTCCACGAATAAGAAAGATTATCAACCATATTAGACTTTCGGGTATGGTGATTGGGCTGATCGCCACAAGTGAAGGCTACTATATCGCAGAAACACGTAAGGAGCTGGAAGATTACCTGAGAAGCCTTGAAGGTAGAGAAGGAGCTATACACGCAGTTAGAAAGAGTTTAGAAAAACAGCTACAGCTATATGACAAATAAAGTTTTGATAGAAAAGAAGGGTGGGCTATTCAACCTTAGACCGTTATACGACTTGTTTTCTCATTCGGTAGATGGGATTTACCAGGTAATAGTGAAAAAGGTTAGGAAGCCACGTTCCAACGATCAAAACGGCTGGCTATGGGGGTGTATCTATCCAATGCTGTTAGATGGGTTGCTTAATGCCGGATGGGAGTTTACAAGCGTGGAACAAGTACACGAGTTTTTTAAGGCTCAAATGACTAAAGACAAAGTAGTAAACAAACATACGGGTGAGATTATAGAATTTCCCGGATCAACTGCAACAATGGACACGTTAACATTCTCAACATATTGCGAGAAGCTCAGAGAGTATGCTTTGGAATACTTGAATATAGAAATACCTGATCCCGATCCTAACTGGAGGAAAGCCGATGAAGAAAATACCCAATCACTTGGTAAATGAGCTTATCCGGCTTATTCCAGTGCTAATAGAAAATATCCCACACGAAGGTAGAAGTACCAGAGTGGATAATGCGATACGATTAACTAACAAAATTGTCAAACGATTAAAATCTTTAAAAGATGAAAGTAATTGAAATTACTGAGATTGAAGTAAAGGCAGCTTTAGACGTTGCTAAAAGTGAAGAAGTGAAAAACGTGTTGGTAGCCTTGTTCTGCAAAGGTGAAAAGAAACCAACCCCTACCCTTGATGATTACACGACAATCCGAAGTTATGAGGATGCGTGTGCTGCTTTAAAGTGTTCCCCTATTGATGAGAAGGCTTTGCGTTCTGCTGGAGTAAGAAAAGGGATTATTGCCTTAATCAAACTTGAAACAATCAGCCGGGCTTTGTGGGGTAAGAATTACCAGCCTAAACCGGATGCAAGCGGTAGCAGCCGTTTCTATTTCCCCTGGTTTGCTTTGTGGACTGAGAGAGAAATCAAAGAAACAGAAGGGCTTGTGTATATTCCAATTATTGACGCTCTAAACAATCTTGCGGGCTTCGGTTATGCGTATGCGCGTAACGCCCCCTCGACTACGCATGCGCATGTCGGCTCTCGGCTTTGGCAAGAATCAAGAGAGAAAGCAAAGTATTTCGGGCAGCAATTCATTGAATTGTGGTTTGATTATTTGATGTTTAATGTAAAGAAGGTGCAAGAATGACAACAATATTTTATATACTGATAGCCTTCTGCCTTTTCTTTGAAGTGCTGAATTTGGCAGCTTGCAAAAAAGTTTTCGCTGCTGTGGAAAAGTATAAGGACAAAAACGATCTCACTGAGATAAGCCCGGTTTTCGCTGTTTGGAGAATGTGCAACTGGATCTACCTTATATTGTGCTTCATAGGTTTAATAAGCTCGCAATGGATAGGTTTTCTTGCATTGATTGTTTTAAGCCTTATCCCTAAGAAGTGGTTTACATGGAGAATTATAGATAACATATTAGGAATCGCAATCTTACTGTTTGTTCTCTTGAATAAGTACCACTTTCAAATAGACTTCAATTCATTAATAATCAAACTTATTTTGCAATGAAAGATATAATGTTGGCTGATACTCCAGTGGAGCAAAGAGCACAAATTTTACGTGATAGCTGCGATGAGGTCGTAGAGAAAAGTTATCTCTCAAAGTTCTCTCAGGAAGAAACTAATGAGCTTCGAGCTAACCTTGTAGAAATTCAGATACAGATGCAAGAACTGACAGAAAATTTTGATGTAGTTAAAGCTGACTTCAAAGGAAAAATGAAGCCACTGCAAGAACGGATCGGAAAAATGCTTGATGATTTGAGAAAAGGCGGTGAGTACATTAAAGGTGAGTGCTACAAGTTCATAGATCAAGACGAAGGAAGAGTAGGTTACTATACGCCAGACGGTTATTTGCTGGAGGAAAGACCTATGAAGCCGGAAGAAAGGCAGAAAACAATTCAAATGGCAGTGCGCTTGACTGGCACAGATAATTAATTTATTAACATCTTAATTTTTAAAACATTATGGAAGAAAAAAACAAAGGTTTGAACATTAACATCGAACATTACACTGGAGAGAAACCTATTGAAGTAGTTTATAGACTTGGTGACGCAGCGCAAGCACAACAACCGCTTGCAACCAAAGCCCCGGAAAAGATCAGTGTTTCCGGCACTATCTCCACTCCGTATGAATGGCTTTCCAAGCGAATAGATACTGTAGATCAGAAACGTGCAAATGTCGTTGTGAATCGTGAGAAAATGACAATTCAGCTCACTGTAAACGAAGATGATTATTACAATAAAAACACGTTCACTGGTACGGTTGAAGTATCTGAAACATTTGAGAAGTTCGGTATTAATGATGGTGAAAAGGGCTGGATCCCTGCCAAATTAGGACAATTCTTGCGTCTGAATCGTGGTTTGTTTGAAGATAAAGAAAAGTGCATGGTGCTTGTTTCCAATCTCAAAAACTTCAATGCAAAAGCAAAGGCAGAGATTGAGAAACAAAGAGATCCTTCTGGCTCCGTTGCTGATGTTTACCGTTGCCAGGTAGAAAGTAATTTACCGAAGAGCTTTACCGTAAACATGGCTATCTTCAAGGGAACTGCAAAACAGCCTATCGAAATAGAGTTCGATCATTATCTGACAAATGGAGAAGTGTTTTTGCAACTTGTTTCGCCAGGAGCAAATGAAGTGATGGAAAGTTACAGAGATAAGTGTATTGATGAAGTGCTGGATAAGATCAAGGATATTGCCCCCGATATTGCAATTCTGGAAGTGTAACCGTTCAAACATGATTATAGGAAAGCTGGGAATTATCCCGGCTTCCTTAAAAATTCTCTCTATGGCAAGAAAACAAGAAACTCCTATGCCTTTCTATGTTGGCGATTGGTTGAGGTGTCCTGAATTAAGGGTACTTCCACCAGACGTTAGGGGTTTGTGGATGGATATGTTATGCTATATGTGGGAAAGTGTAGAACGTGGTGTTATGGTTATGCCAAACGGACAGCCTTGTACGAAAGAAGATATAGCCCGTATAATAGGTACGGATTGCTCAGGATCTTCTAAATGGGTGGATTCTTTGATAGAAAACAAGGTGTGTGAAGTTCGGGAAGATGGAGCTATTTATAGTAGGCGTATGGTAAAAGACAACCTGATAAGTGAGAAAAGAAGGCTGGCAGGTAAGAAAGGGGGTGAGATCACTAAGGCAAGGGTTTTCATTCCAAAAGCAGAAGCAGAAACGATCCTACAAGAGCAGCCCCAACAACCGCAACAGGAAGTTTTACTGTTTCCACAAGAAAGCCCACCACCTTTAACGCCAGAGCAGCAAAAAAAGGCTGAGAAGGCAAAAAAATACAAGTATGCTGAGTTCGTAACACTAACAAGGGATGAATACGCTAAGTTATGCGCTGAATATTCTGAGGAAGGAGCCAAACGGATGATTGAAATACTTGATAACTATAAAGGATCAAAAGGGAAAAAGTATAGTTCTGACTATAGAGCCATACTAAACTGGGTAGTAAATAGATATAACGAAGAAATACAAAAGTATGGATATAAACATAAAGAATCAGCTTCAAAAGATCCTGGAACGGCAACTGGAAACGACTACAGAAACACGATTTAGAATAGAAGGATATTCTAAGGAAACGGTTCAGGAAATGCTGCTTATGTGCTATCAGCATGAGGTGCGTAAAAGGCGTATTCCGTTTCAGGAAGATAAGGAAACACTGGAGAAAATAGAAAAGGCTGCAAAATGGCTTACTGGCGATTATAAAGTAGGATTGCTGCTATATGGAATAGTGGGATCCGGCAAATCTACTTTAGGCAAGGCGATTTGTAACCTTATCGGTATTCTACACAATAGCTCCATATCCAGTGAGCGAAAAGGTGTATTCCGGGTTTCAGCTTTGGATTTGGCAAAAAATGTGGCTAATGATCCTATGTACTTCAATAAGCTCAAAAATCAAGAACTGCTTTTTATTGATGATATAGGAACTGAACCAGCAAGTGTAAAAAGTTGGGGTAACGAGTTCTCACCAGTGGTAGAACTGCTTTATGCCAGATATGATAGACAGTTATTCACTATCGCAACTTCCAATCTCAAAGATTCCGATTTTGGGGAACGTTACGGTATAAGAATAGCTGATCGGATGGAAGAAATGTTTGAACGTATTTATTACCAAAACAAGAGTTATAGAAAATGAGTGAGATAAATTGGAACGAGTTAAAAGACAAAGCCCATTCCAACGCTGTAAAACATGGATTTTGGGAAGGCAGACCAAGCGATAAGCACTTTCTTTGCCTGGTTATTTCGGAGCTTATGGAAGCTGTGAACGCCCATAGAAGAAATAAGTTTGCAAGAGTACCAGCCAACAGAAAAGAAACAATATTCGATGATCGTACTTTCCACCATGAAAACAAGTATTTCAGAGAAAACTTTGAAGAGTATGTGAAAGATACAGTAGAAGATGAATTAGCGGATGCTGCTATTCGATTACTGGATCTTGCCGGAGCAAATAATCTGAATTTAAATAGATTCTGTTTGCAACACGTAGTTACTCCTAAGAAAAGTTTTACAGAAAATATATATGCTATCGTAAAAGATTTGGTGAACTATAAATATTCTCAGGAAGAACAGATTAACTATGCTCTTCACCAGATACGAAGATTATCCGAAATTCTCAAAATTAACTTACTGTGGCATATTGAGCAAAAGATGTATTACAACGAAGGTAGGGAAAATAAACACGGAAAGGAATATTAAAATTTACCAAGTAAACATTATGAATACGAGTTTTGAACGAAGTAAGCAGACAACGGATGAGTGGTACACTCCCAAATGGATAGTGGACGCTTTAGGGAGTTTTGATCTTGATCCATGCGCTCCTGAAAATCGTTTGTGGAACACCGCCAAAAGACATATAACGCCTTCTGAGGATGGTTTAAAAACTGAATGGGGGGGGGGGTAAGAGTATGGTTAAATCCTCCGTATTCACGTCCTCTTATTGAGCGGTTTGTGGAAAAGATGGTAAGGAACAATAACGGGATAGCATTGCTTTTTAATCGCTGTGATAGCAAGATGTTTCAAGATCTCATTTTCCCAAATGCAAGCGCAATAATGTTTGTGAAGGGTAGAATAAAATTCTATCGACCAGATGGTACACAAGGAGATAGCCCAGGGTGCGGTAGCGTTCTTATAGCCTTTGGTGAGGAAAACGCAAAAATACTGGAATATTCTAATATACCTGGTAAATATATAAAACTCAACAATTAAGATGGAAAAGAAAAAAGTAATATTGACCTTATGCAAGTCTTTCCCCGTAACTCATAGCAAAGCTGGCGAGGCTACAGACTTTGAAAAGAAGCTGAAAGACAAAAGTAAGATCCATACAATCCGATACAACGCAAAAAATGTATGGAATGGACGGTATAAAGATATTGTTTCTGGTAAAAAATATCTTTCAATACGTGAATGGACTGGCAGACCGTATAATTCGGAGCAAAAGGAAATAGCCCAATTACCCAAAATCGGACTGCAACACGTAACCATGACATATAGCTCTGAGGATGCTTACCCTGAAATATGGATAGACAACAAGAAAGTTTCAATCCATGAAGTAGCGAAAAATGATGGTCTGAGCGTGGAGGACTTTGTAGAATGGTTTTTCGGGAACAACAAAGAGAATGTTTTTGAAGGTGTAGTTATTCATTTTACAGATTTTAGGTATTAACAATGGAAATAAAAAGAGTTTGGGAAATGCCTAACAGTAGAACTTTTAACATAAAAGCTATAAGTAGTATTATTGAAAAGTATGCTCATGGGTGTATCATTGATCCTTTTGCTAACAATAGCAGAATTGCTACAATAACTAATGATATAGATACGCAATTTGAAACAACTTACCACATGGATGCTATAGACTTTTTAAATATGTTCGCTCCCAATAGTATAGATACTGTTTTGTATGATCCCCCATATTCTCCTCGTCAAGTTTCAGAATGCTATAAAAAATTAGGGATAACAGTAAATATGCAAACTACTCAGGCTTCATATTGGAGTAAACAAAAAGAAGCTATTAGCAGAATTGTTAAAAAAGATGGTATAGTTATCACTTGTGGTTGGAACTCTGGTGGTATAGGCAAAAAATATGGTTTTGAGATTATGGAAATATTGCTCGTAGCTCATGGTGGCTGGCATAATGATACAATAGTAACAGTAGAAAGGAAAATAAATTAATGATTATGGAAACTAATGCAACAAAAAGAACTGATATTTTCCAGATAGATCCACGTAACATAGTGGTAATGGATGATTTCAATGCTCGTAGAGATTTCGATTTAGAGGAATTAAAGGAGCAAATCAAGGTTAAAGGAGTTCTTAACCCTATTACCGTACTTCCTTTCAAAGATGAGGACGGTATAGAACGGTACAAGCTGGTGGATGGTGAAAGACGCTATCGGGCTACTATGCTTGCGATTGAAGAGGGTACAAACATTCCTTACATTAAGGCTTTGAAGCTGCCTAAAGACACAAGTACGGAAGAGCTTCTAATCGAGCAAATGATGAGAAATGAGGGAAAGCGTTTTTCTGAATATGAATGCGGTATCATGTTCAAACGCTTTAAAGAAGAGTTCGGATATACCCAAAATGAGATAGCTGAAAAGTTTAAAAAATCTCCGGCTTTTGTGAGTAAATGTTTATCCCTAATGGATCTCCCTATAGAGATTCAGGAACGTATTATAAACAAACAAATATCGGCTTCTGCTGCTAAGGACATTGTAGCCAATTACGATACGGAAGAGGAACAAGTAAACGCCACGAGAAAAGCCGTAGAATTAGCCGAAAAGCAAGGGAAAAGGACTGTTACCAATAAAGAGATTAACGCTGTACAGAAAGAGGCTAAGGAAGCCAAAGAGATAGCTCAGGCACTCCGTAAGGTGTGGGCTTATCTGGATGGCGGTGTTATGGTAGATGTGGATAAGCTGGCTATCCTTCTGGATAAAACAGAGAGTTTGAGTAATGCAATGAAACAATATAAAAAATTGAGTAAATGAAAGTAGTGTTTTTTGACCTGGAAACTACAGGAACGTTAGTAAACAAACATGGGATCCACCAAATTAGCGGTATGATCGTTATAGACGGTGAAGTAAAAGAAACCTTTGATTTCAAGGTACAGCCTAACCCTAAAGCGGAAATAGTGCAAGAGGCTTTAGATGTGGCTGGTGTAACCAAAGAGCAGATTCTATCTTATCCGGCAATGGGGTATGTGTACGGACAATTTACGGCTATTTTGAACAAATACGTGGATAAGTACAATAAGCAGGATAAGTTTTTCCTTGCTGGTTATAATAATGCTTCATTTGATAACCAGTTTCTCCGTGCATGGTTTTTACAGAATGGGGATAAATATTTCGGATCTTACTTCTGGAGTAATTCTATAGATGTAATGGTTTTGGCAACTCCTTATCTGGCTTCTCAACGCTCACAGATGGAAAATTTCAAGCAAGGAACTGTAGCAAAGGCACTCGGTATAGAAATAGACGAAAGCCGGCTACATGATGCCTTGTATGACATTCAAGTATGCAAATCTATTTACGATATTGTTTCACCATATAAAATGTAATGTTATGGAAAAGATTAATATTCAACTTCCTCAGTATTGGAAAAAGAAGAAACTTAACCCGGAGTTTATAAAAGAACTTGAATCAACTGCAAAAAGCGATCCGTTTACAAAAGATGAGTTCGGGGAATATCGGTTTGGTACATTTCTTCATGGTTGCGCTATTGTCAAAGTTGAAATGACTGATAACCTTCTGAGCGTTGCTATTCACAGCCAACATCCTATAGGTTTGCCAATGATTAAGGAGATTCGCTATAAATACGCTCCGAATAATTGTCTTATGACAATGCTAATGCCTTCAAGGGAACAGCAGATTAGCGATAATACCGTAGTGCTTTATCAGATTCCAGGATCTTTTAGCGATACGACAGATGTTGAATTTGAGGAAGGGAAAGAATGATCTATATAGGGATTGATACAGGTGTACATACCGGGATTGCTATCTGGGATAACCGAAAGCGTTCTTTGGAAATGGTAAAACAAATGCCTATTCATAGGGCTATGGCGGTTGTTCAGTCTTATGCGGATATGCAAAAGACGGGTGTAGGCGATAAAATCATAGTAAGAGTGGAAGATCCACGACAACGCACCTGGTTTGGTACAGAGAGAATGACACGTGAAGAGGAACGGAAGAGGCTACAAGGTGTAGGATCCGTAAAACGTGATGCTACAATTTGGGAAGATTACCTTACCGAACTTGGTGTTGAGTTTGAAATGGTTGCTCCTAAACGGAATATAACAAAGATGAGCCAGGAATATTTCAAGCAGCTTACGGGATGGAAAAAGCAAACCAACGAGCATAGTAGGGATGCTGCCATGTTAGTATTTGGCTTTTAGATGTTTTTTGCTCTTTGTTGGTGTATATATACACCAAAATTTATATCTTTGCATTAATTGATAACATTGATATTATGACTATTACGACAACTATCTTTATAGTAGCAGGTGCTTTAGCGGTATTCATTACCGCTATGCACTTTGCAAATCTTTTCCTACCGTATGATCCGATTACACCAGGTAAATCTATTACCGTATATCTGGATGGTAAGTTTAATAGGGTGGCAACGATCACGAGTATAGAGAACGGTTGTATCTATGTATATGATAAATTCCCGTTGCCATTGCATTATAGAGGAAAATTTTATGCTGTAGGCAGAATGACGGACGGGCATAAGGTTATGTTTTTAGGGAAGCGGAAACTTTATCTGTTGATGCGCTTTGTGGAGGCTTTCAGAAAGATTGCCCGTATTCCTGAATTTGAAAAGGAGGTTTAACATGGAAGAGATAGAGATTGTTTACCGTAAAATCTCGGATCTAACTCTGTTGGATGATAACCCACGAAAGATAAGCAAGAGAGATTTAGAGCGTTTGGTAGATTCCATCCGCATAAATGGTTTCTGGAAGCACCGCCCTATTGCCTTATCTGAGCGTGAAGGAAAGTTATATGTACTGGCAGGACACCAACGGATAAAGGCTGCAAAGAAGCTGAAAATATCGGAAGTGCCGACAATCTTGTACCACAACCTGACCGAAGAGCAGGAAGCGGATATAGTTCTAAGGGATAACATCAACAATGGTGAATGGGATTTTGAAAAGCTACAGCTTGGAGATTGGAGCAACAAGGCTGATTTCTCTTTTATCGGTTTAGATATTCCAGTAGAGGATAAACAGCCGGAAGATGAGGAAGCAGCCGATGAAGAACAAGAGGACAACGAGAAAGAGGAAGGCTCGGAAGATGATCCGATAGCGGATGAAAAAGAGGATTTTTACAGATCCATGCTTAACGATTGTTTGTATGAGAGCAATAATGAGTTTGACATTCCTAATTTGTTGCTGGAAGAACAAGCCGGAAAACTTCTTTTGCCTTTTGCCCCCTGGGGAGCTGATAGCCGATTAAGGAAAGATGTTGCTACTTACCACTTCTATGTAGATGATTATCGCTTTGAAGCTATTTGGAAAGATCCGATCAAGGTGCTAACCAGTGGTGTAAAAGCGTTGGTAGAGCCGAACCTTTCCGTTTACGATACAACCCCGATAGCTTACGGTTTACAACAGATTTACAAGAAACGTTGGATAAGCCGATACTTTCAAGAGTGCGGTATCAAGGTGTACGCAGATCTGAATGTTTCTGTGAAGTTCAAAGAGTATAATAAACTGGGCTTACCAAAAGGGTATAACGCTTTTTTCACTCGTGGCTATGCTGGTCGGTTGGAATATCTGAAAGGAGAGCTTGAAGTAGCCAAAGAAATATCCGGCTTGCAAACTCCTAACTTGCTTGTGTATGGCGGTGGTGATGAGATCAGAAAGTTTTGCATAGATAACAGCCTGGTTTACGTCCAGGACTTTATTAACGATAAAAGTTCAAAAAAAGATGGCAAAAACAAGCGGAAGTAATGGAGGTTTGCCGAATGGCGATTCAAACTACAAAGGTACGGTAGGCAAACTGGAACCTTTGGCTTCAATTAAGAACCCGAAGGTGTACAAGACTGTAAAAGAAAGTATCTCACGTTTTCACTCTGTTTTGGGAGTAAGACAGAAAGATATTAAGATCGGGCAACTGGAGGCTGGTACGGGTGGGGTGCATATTTCCCAAAATGGAGTATCTAAACAAGTCGTTTTGAATAAATCCGTTTTCAATGGGAAAAACACCACAACCCAAAGCGTTGCTAAATGGGCTGAAAAAGGCTACAAAAGCGGACACTTGACGAAAACCAACAAGCCAGTAGCACATATTGTTACTCACGAGCTGGCGCACGCAACTTGGAACAACCATTTAACAAGCCCCAATGCAAAGGCAGCAAGTAAAAGCATAAACAGCCTTTATAAGAAATGGGGTAATGATAAGTCGAAACAAGGTTATGGTAAATATGCCAAAACCAATGTAAACGAGTTCTGGGCAGAAGTATGTACAAAAGCCGTTCATGGTAAGGGAGATAAGTACACAAAAGCAGCTAAAGATATAATCAAGAAGTATAAATTATAACGTATATTTGCGGAAAACGCAATAAAATATTGAGCTATGGATAAAATAGAATTAACCGATTTGCAAAAGCAGCTTATTCAAAAGCAGCTAAATGAAAAGTACGATCCGTTTATGGCTACGGAAGAAGAACAAGAAGCCTTCAATGACGTAATAGACAAAGCCGAAGCATTATCGGATGAGTTGGACGCTGTAGATGATTACATAGACAACTACAACGGTGATATGATAGCCTGGTTTTGGGCAAAGTACCAAGAGCAGGAACAAAAGGAACAATGATAAATTAACCAGGTAAAGAATTAATCAGGTGGGAGTTCCTATCTGATTTTTTCTTTCCTTAATTGGTGTATATATACGCCAAAAAACAACGAATAAACAACGGAATGGCACTCTTTGAGAAAGGCAATAACATAGGGAATAGATTCACAAGCGAAAACCAGCCAAAGAAAAATGGTCGGAAGCCCTCAATGTATAAACAGCTCAAAGAGCTTACAGGTAAAAAAGTAGATTATGAGCTGAGCAAAGAGGACTATTATAAAACAATTCGGTTTCTTCTTGAACGCTCCAAAGGAGAGCTAAATAAAATCATGGCTGACGCAAACAGAGAAGATAGCACTACTCCTATTTGGGTGTGCAATATTATCAGTGCAATCTTCACAGATATTCGCTTTGGTCGGACTTCAACGGTTGAAATGATATTCGATAGAATTTTTGGCAAAGCAGCCCAACCGATAGAAGGGGATATAAACGCTAATGTGTCTGGTGGACTGGAGCCGGATCTATCCAAACTTTCAACCGAAGATCTTTTGGTTTATCATGGACTATTGGAAAAAATGAATGGCAAAAAATAAAAACATACAAATACCAATGGCTCTTGCAGTCAAAATAGAGCTGTTTAAACGTGGCTGTTTTGACTTCATTACTGTTAAGGATGGAAAGAAGCACGAAAAGCAGGAAAAGGCTTTGAAGATCCTTACCGACAATGAACACGCAGAGTTTTTGTATGGCGGTGGTGCTGGTGGTGCTAAGTCATGGACTGGTGCTGCCTGGCTTCTTTTTATGTGCCTTTGTTATCCAGGTTCCAAATGGTTTATTGGTCGGGCTGAGTTGAAGCGTATTACCCAATCTACCTTAATAACTTTCTATAAGGTTTGTAACCAATACGGAGTAGAAGATACTTTATACAAATACAATGGGCAGTATAACTATATAGAATTTTACAACGGATCCCGTATAGATTTGCTGGACTTGATGTATAAGCCTGGAGATCCTTTTTATGAAAGATACGGATCTATAGAATATACTGGCGGTTGGATAGAAGAAGGTGGAGAAGTAAACTTTGGTGCTTATGACACTCTTAAAACTCGTGTAGGTCGCCACTTGAATAATGAGTTAGGGTTAAAACGAAAGTTGTTTATCACGTGTAACCCTAAAAAGAACTGGATGTATGATACCTTTTACACTCCATTCAAGAAAGGTACACTTCCTGAGTATATGTACTATCTGGGTTGTTTGGTACAAGAAAACCCCTTCATAGATCCAGACTACATAGAAGGTTTGAGAACAACCAAAGATAAGGTTAAAAGAGAGCGTTTGTTAAAGGGTAACTGGGAATATGACGATAACCCCAATGCGCTTTGTTCTCACGATGCGATCACAGCCATTTTTAATAATCTGTTATCCATAACTAACGGCAGGAACTATCTAACGGCAGATATAGCCCGATTTGGATCCGATTACGCCCGGATTTGCGTTTGGGATGGTTATACGATCATAGACTTAAAATGCTTTCCACTAAGTAAAACTACGGACATACAGAAATGTATTCAACACTTCCAGAAAAAGTACAGAATACCTAAATGGCGGTGTATCGCTGATGAGGACGGTGTAGGCGGTGGCGTGGTGGATAATTGCGACATACAAGGCTTTGTAAATAACAGTCGTGCTTTAAAGGATGAGAACTACCAGAACTTGCAAACACAATGCGGTTACAAGCTGGCAGAACACATAAACGCCTCAGAGATTGGGATCAATGAGGAACTGTTAAGCTCGGCAGACAAAGAGCAAATTATCCTTGAACTGGAGCAGTTGCAAACATGGGATGTGGACGGAGAAGGCAAATTAAAGCTAAAACCGAAAGAGGAAATCAAGCAGGAAATTAGATGTTCTCCAGACTGGCGAGATGTGTTTTTAATGCGCTGTTGGTTTGACTATAACGAGTATGATATACCAGATGATATAGAAGCAAGATTAGGAGTTATTTAAAAATTTGAATTATGGGATTTTTTAATGTTATCAAGAATGAAGTAAAAGCTGCTGTAGGCTATCAGCAAAATTTTACGTCTTTGTTGGAGGCTAAGGATATTTCAAGAGCCTTGAACTATATGCAAGATCGTTCCGGCTTTGCTGAAAAAGCCTTGCTGGAGTACAAGGTAGAAAACCATGAGGTTATGAAAAGGCAAGATAAAGCCGTTTATGATAAGAAAGGGAATTTCCTTAGATGGCAAAAGCGTTGGAAAATTCCTATCCCCTATCAGTCTTTCATCAATGAAATTGCGCTTGTTTTCTTATATGGCAGACCCGTAAAATGGACGCAAAGAAGCAAAGGTACTGATTATGCTTTTGAGCAATATATAAAACTGCTGGAGCATTTACGCTTCAACGCCAATGTAAGAGAGGCTAAACGTGTTGCTGGTGCTGAGGGTACTTCCGCTATGCTATTTCATGTGTTCCGAAATAAAGAAGGAAAACCAGATGTATTATTGAATGTGTTATCTAAACAAAACGGTGATGATATTTACCTTATCAAAGATCAGTATAAGCGTATGACTGCTTTTGCTTGGGGGTATTATCTGAATGAATCCGGCAATCGGAGCATCTACCATGTGGATATTTACAAAGATGATACGGTTTACTACTGTAAGCGTGTTAGTGTAGGTTGGGAAGTGAAGGCAATCCCTAATGTGATAGGGAAAATTCCCGTTATCCTCTTTGAACAAGAGTTAGAGCATGAAGGAACACAGCCCATGATACACCGTGTAGAAAGCATGGAATCAACAGATGCAGATGTAAATGATAGATTTGCTAACCCGGCAATGGTAGCAACCGCAGAAGTGCTTAACAGCTTGCCTAAAGCAGAAGAAGAGGCAAAACTATTCATTCTAAAGGAGGGTGGCAAGGTTGAATATCTTACATGGGATCAGGCTTCACAAAGCAAGGCAAATGAATATGAACGGCTGGATAAGCATATTCTTTCAAAATCTTTCACTCCTAACATAGATTTTGACAATATGAAGAGTTTAGGCAACCTGTCTGCTAAAGCTATCAGAAAAGTAATGCTGCTTGCAGTGATTAAGGCTGAGAAACGAAAGGAAACCCACGATAATTACATGAATAGAACGGGTAATTTGCTACGTGCTATTCTTGGTAATGTTTTGGACTACCAACACAAAGCCGAATATGAAGCATTACAGTTAGGGCATGAGTTTCAAGAACCATTCGGTGAAGATGTGAGCGATATTCTTGCTGATATATCAAAGCAGTATAACGATGGAGCGATAAGCCGACAAACTTATGTGGAAATGAGCTACCTTATCAAAGATGCAAAAACGGAAATTGAGCGTTTGAAGCAGGAAGATTTAGAAGCCATAGCTAAACAGCAGGAGTTAAACAGAATAGATGTGTTCGGTGGAGGTGAATAATGGCAAAGAAAGTAAAACCATCAGAAACAAAGTACCATTGTAGGGATTGCAAGCACTCTTACGACTGGCACGAGAAGGATTATAAAGGTGAGTTCTTCCTTTGTCGGTGTCCTTTCTTCAAATACTCTAAATTCTTAAACAAAGATCACTGTGAACACTTTGAGTTAAAGCGCAATGGCAAAAACTAAATACGTCAATTCCACGCAGTTACAAAAAGAGCTGTTTAAACGTACAGAAGGGTACGCAGCTAATGTACGTGCGATTTATCAAAACTACTTACTCCAGATTATTAACATGGTAAAAGGTACGGAGTTGGAAGAAGGTAAACCGTTCTCTTTCTCCGAATATGGCTATAGTGATGAGGCTACAGCCATATTTAGAGAAATGTACAGCCGTTTGTATCAAGAAATAAGGAATGACGTGCAAAATGAATGGCTGCTTTCCAACCAACATAACGATGAGCTGGTAAAAAGTGTGTTCGGTGAAAACTCTATCAATGATAACCACTTTGCCCGATTCTTTAAGCGCAATATGGAGGCTATGGACGCTTTCTTTGCTCGGAAAACTGGAGAAGAAGGGCTAAGCCTATCGCAAAAGGTATGGAGGTACACAGGACAATTTAAAGAAGAGCTTGAAAACTGCTTGGATTTGGCTATAGGAGAGGGTACAGGAGCCAACAAGTTAGCTTCCAAAATACAGACCTACCTACAAGATCCTGATCGCTTTTACAGAAGATTCAGAATAAAGGTCGGTGAGGATGAAAACGGAAATACTGTGTATGGTCGTGTATGGAAACGTAGGGTATATGACAAAGAAACCGAAAGTTATAAATGGGTAGATGATAACCCAAAGAAATATCATCCTGGACGTGGTGTATATAGATCTTCATACCGTAATGCCCAACGTTTGGCACGTACAGAAACCAATATAGCCTACAGAACTGCTGATTTTGAACGATGGGGGCAATTAGATTTTATAATTGGCTATGAAATCAAGCTGTCAAACAACCACCCATGCCATGATATTTGCGATGAGCTTGCTGGCAAATATCCCAAAACGTTTAAATGGACTGGTTGGCATCCGAATTGTCGGTGCTACATGATTCCTATTTTAGCTGGTGAAGATGATATAGAGGATATGCTTAACAAGATCCTGGCTGGAGAAGATGAAGAAATAAGCAAGAAAGGGCAAATAACGGAGTTTTCAGATGAATTTGTGCAATGGGTAAAGGATAACGAAGATCGCATGAATGAAGCCAAAACAAAAGGCACTCTACCCTATTTCGTCAAGGATAACTATACGGATATAGAAGAAATCTTGCATCCTCTCACACCTGAGCAAAAACACTACAAAGGGCTGGTTGCTCAATATGGGGAAGAAAACGTACAAAAGCTATATGAGGCTTTCGATTCATTCAAAGCCAAAATCTCTACTGGTGATTTGGAGTACCAAATCAAGAAGCTAAAGTTTGAGGCTAATTGGGTTGAGGAAAAGAATAAATTTCCGACTTCTCCCGAAATGGTGAAAATGCTTAAAAAAGAGCTGGCTATAGTTGAGGCAAAATTTCAATACCAGCAAGCCGTAAATGCTGCCAAGCCTATTTTGAACTATAAAAGCAAGAGTAAACCGTTAAATTCGGTTCTGGCAGAACTGAATGAGGCTATAGCCAATGAAGCAACTGCAAATGAGATACAAGCCTTGACAGCAAAAGCGACTGCCAAAATACAAGAGATAGAAAAGGCTCGGCTCGCAAAGCTGGTTAAACAAGGTGCGGACGGATCCACTTTGGATCTTTACGCAACAGAAAAAGAAAAGCTGGAAATAGCAAGGCTCCAATCTGAATATGATAAGGCTATGGATCTATACGGCAGTCAGTGGAATAGTGAAGTAAGTGCTTGTTATGTCCGGCTTGCTGATTATAAAAAGGAGTTGGCTTTAAAGTATGTATCAAAACAAGGCAAGTTGGTTAAACTGAATGGAGAAACTGAGGAACTGGCAAAAAAAGCACTGGAAGAGTATATAAATGCGCCAGTTAATCATAGTGCTAATAACGCCATCGGTGGACGTTGGCAGAACTATAGTAGTGAAGCTGGAGCAATGGAGCGTTATAGCAAAAAAACGGGTATATCCGTAGATGAACTTGCTTTGATAAACCGTTATACATACGGCTCTAAGTGGTGTAATAATTACGGTTATGGTATTGTAGATCCGTACTTTGGCAAAATACAAGATTATGGGGGATTATGCCAAAAATATTATCCGGCTTGTAATGCTGCCTTAGAAAAAATGCCTCGCTATAATGGTACTGTATTCTCAGGGATCAGCTTTGACGCAATGAAGCTGGATAAGTATATTCAAGAAATGAAAGCGTGTCTATCATCCGGGCAGCCCTATGTAAACAAAGCCTTCATGTCCTCTACTACCAATATTGATAGAACTGCTATCTTTGGAGATAACCTAATGCTGGTTATCAAAAGCAAGAAGGGTGTAGATGTAAAAGCCATTTCCCATTATGCAAGTGAAGATGAAATTGTGTTTCGTGCCGGATCCCGTTTTAAGGTGCTGAATGTTTATCAGGAAGAAACACGAAAATACGGCTTTGGAAAAGGCTGGGTAGTTGAGCTGGAAGAAATATAAAGGTAGCCTATTGAGCTACCTTAATAATTACCATCCCCAACAACCATCAACAATGGGAACTAATGTGCCTTTATCATAACTAACACGCCTATATCCTTTTAATGCTACAAAATATTGATTCCCTATTACCTCTATATTTAGAATACTGGGGGTAAAATCATGTAATGGATCTATGACTATTAGATCTCCATACTTCATATCTTCTATAGGAATATATCTGCATTGAAAAAAGTATTGATCTTTGCCTAATACTTTTAGGAATGCAGGATTACCACAAGTAGGGCATTTCCATTTATTGCGCTGTGCATCATAGTACGGCAAATGACGCTTGCACGTATTACAATAACAATCTTGAATATTCATAATGATAAAATTTTGATTATGTGTGCAAATATGGTTATAATTATTATATATAGCAAGATTTTAAACAATGCCTAAAAACATAAAGAGCCATTACCAACGCTGGCAATGGCTCTGAACTGCCTTAAAGCAGCTATCATCAGCTCTCAACAGATGAAAACATACAATTTTACTTCAACAAACTAAATAGCTTCAGTATTTTTTTTGCTCGTTTTTCTGATACAGTTTCAGTTATATAGCCATCTGTAGTGTAAAATCTAACCGTCCGAATTTTATTCGTTTTCAACAAAGTATATACTTCATCTGGAATAATATATCTTGTTTTAAGATTAAAATGCTCAATAAAGGTTTTTCCAAGATTTAGACTCCAATATTCAGCAACGGCATCCTCTTCGTTGTTTAATGTAATGATACTATCATTTTCTAATTTGAGCATTAAATCGGCTCCTTTTTCCATGCTATAAACTTTATCACCGCAATTATAGGTAGTCTTTAAAAGTATTGTATTATTAACTTTATGCAAAGCGCAAGTAAAACCATCACTAAAGCTAATGTAATTTGTTTCAGTTATTCGATTACCTGTAAACTCATCTATTTCGTCTTTGACAATTTTTTGAGCATGAATAGAGTTACAAGTTATAAGACACATTAAAAATAAGAATAAATTTTTCATATCGTGCAATTTATAGGTTAATAATCCATTAAAAATGGCTACCCATAAACCCACAAAAAAACGTGGGCTTACTCTGCACGATCAAGAGGGACGACCAAGTACCCAACAGCCCATACAAGAGTAATGCCCACGCCATAGCGCAGGCATTAGCACATTGTTTCTGAGGGCTGTTTGAAATTTTGGTCGTTTTCTTGATCCTCGCAACAATAGCCAATGCTATATTAGTTCATATTTTATTTCTAACTGCAAATATAGTGCTATTTATGAGAAAATTAATCCGTTTATGTTATTAATTTAGGCACGACACAAAAAAGAGGAAGGCTTTACACCTCCCTCTTACCTGTTTCAAACGATTTTTCCCAGTTGGTTGTATCTCCTTCTGGATTCGGGCTTTTACCTGGTAAATGCTCTGATAATAGTTGCTCTTTCCATTCCTTGTACGCTTCATCTAAAGGCTTTTTTGTGTCGCAAGCATCCAAGTAGGAATAATGAAACTCCTTCTCATACTCCCAAAAAGAAGCTGCCAAAGGGTGAAAAGTATCACTTTTATACGGATTCTCTTTTTCTCCTTTGTACCAATGGTAATTTGAATAATCTTCCGTTATGCCAGAAAAGAATCCGGCTTTGTTCCAGTTATCAGCCATCTTATTTATTGTTTAAGTTATGATAGAAGTTACCTATAACATCAAGCATATCAATAGGCAACAAATTGAATACATGATCTACTATTTCTTTAGGGATCTCATAGATAGCTGCTGCCATAGATCCTACAATAGCACCGATAGTGTCGCTATCACCTCCCCACGAAATAGCCTTCCTTATTGCATCCTCAAAAGAATTACTGGAAATGATAATTTTCAGGCAAATAGGTACAGTTCCCTGGCAAGTTTCATCAAATACTCCAGAGTAATAGTTTCCGATCATAAACATAGGATAGTACGTTTGCATTTCGTTTTCAAGCCCGGATAGGTTTTTGGTAGTACGCAAATAGTAAATAGCGTGCGCAATCGCTACAGCTCCTTTTATGCCTTCCGGGTGGTTATGGGTTACGATAGCGGTTTCTTCCGCTTCTTTCTTCACTCTATATAAGTCGTCAAAGAACCAAGCTACGGGGCTAACCCTCATTGCAGAACCGTTACCGAAGCTATTATATGGTTGTGGTGTATCTGAGGCTATCCAACGTGCAAAGCTGCTTCCGTATGCTCCTTTAGGGTTTGGATATTTTCTACACCATTTCAGTAACGTATCTTCGTAGTGTTCCCCATTGTTGATAGCGTCCGCAATAGCAATAGTACAAATCGTATCATCTGTAAAAGTGCTTTCTTCCGTAAACAACTCAAAGTTATAGTTATCTGTATTGTTAAACTCAAACCGTGAGCCTACAATATCGCCTATTATTGCACCTAACATATTAACCTCCAATTTTAGTATTACCTCTAAATGTTTTCTTCCTTATAAGCACGCCCATACGGATTGTACAATACTTGTTTTGATACTCAACCCGACTTAGATCTACATTCCAAAGACTTTCTTTCTTGATACCTATTTGTTCCTCTGAAAGCTCGTCAAAGATCGCAGCAATAGATCCAAAATAGAAGTGTCTTTTTCCATTGTACGGCTCTCTCAATTCTACATGAATAACTTTCGGTAACTTCATAATCCATTCCATTTATTAAAGCGTTCTAATCTGATGCTTTAAAATTATATATTGGCTTTATCGTATCAATGATCTCAACTGTATCAGTGATAGCATTTTTAATCTCTTCCATAGACTTATACGCTTGTGGGGCTTCATCTATTGTCGCTCTACTTACAGAAGTGGTATATATTCCGTTCATAGATTCTTGGTATTCCTCCATACTAAGTAACTCCTTTGCTTTACTCCTACTCATCAAACGTCCGGCTCCATGTGGGGCTGAATAGTTCCAGTCCAGGTTTCCTTTCCCAACACAGATAAGGGAACCATCACGCATATTTATAGGTATTAATAGCTTCTCGCCTAATTCAGCACTCACAGCACCTTTTCTAAGGATCATACGGCTAAAATCAATATAGTTGTGTATGGTTTCAAATCTATTTACCTCAGTAAATCCCATCCCCTTAATGATAATCGCTGCCATAGTAGCACGATTAAGTACAGCAAAACGTTGCACTATTGCCATGTCATTAATATAGTCGTGAAAATCACCACCTGAAAGATGTGCCAGCTCTTTGTTCTTACCAGGAATTGAAATATTCTTAATCGCTTCCTGAATATCCCTTTCCCTGCCTTCTGCTTTCAATCTGGCAATAGTATTGCGTACTTCAATCGCCCGATCGCTTTCTGTATTTGCAGCCAAATTTTGATAGTGTTTACAAACATCGCCTCCCAACTTTCTACTACCAGAGTGAATAACCAAATAGTACCTATGGTTTCTTTCTGAATAGTCCACCTCTATAAAATGATTACCGCCTCCAAGTGTACCGAGTGAGAGATAAGCTCTATTTAAATCTACTTGCTTCGCACATCGTAGGTTTGAAAAATCAAAATTTGCCTTTTGAGTATCATGTATATTAAACCCATTGGGAACCATTTCCCTTATAACGGAATCCAATTTCTCACAGTCTATATATTGATCTGCCAATTCTACAGTAAGCATACCGCAACCAATATCAACACCTACCAAGTTTGGCGTTACTTTATCGGTTATTGTCATTGTAGTACCTACAGTACACCCCTTACCAGCATGGCTATCCGGCATTATTCGTATAATAGAGTTTTCATAGGCAGGATAATTAGCCAGCCTCTTAATCTGATCGTATGCTTCGTTCTCAAAAGTTTCAGCAAAGATCTTGACTTCCTTTCCTGAATGTGTTCTAATTATTCTCATGTCAAATACAAATATAGTTTATTCTATTAAGTATAACAAATAAAATGCTACTTCTTTTTACTTAGTAAAGTAAGGTGCATTTCAATCTGTTCTCTTTTCATAATCATAGACTTTCTTATTATGTACTGTTGAAGTATTATATTCCTCAATACTAAACAATCGTTCTCTTATAAGTCGAAAAAAGCCTAAATCTTTCTCTGATACATTCCATCGAAAAAATGGGAATGTAGCCCATTCAGGATCATTGGGGGCTTCTTCATACGTGAACACCGCCCATTTGTTAGCCTTAATGATATTCCATATTGCACGTAACTTTCTCATTCTTCAACTCCTTTCGGTTTGTTTATGGGTTTCCAGTGGGTTATCCTATATTCATTGGCAATGTCTGCTATTCGTTCCAAATAGTCTTCTGCCCAACCAAATTTTCCCCAAGTAGATGTTAAGTAATCAGTGTACCATTCGCCATCATCTAAATTCTGATATTCCACACGAAGGATGCAATTTGTTCCTATTTCTGGCATAGCTTCCGTATCATCTTTACACTCGTGCCAGTTCTCAAATTCATTAAACCGTCTTGCGATTTCTTCACAAAGAATGTTTGAGCTTTCCACATCGCCTAAATGAATTTCGGCTATTTGGTAATTCATCCCGTCCTTTATACAAAGTTCTGCATCCAATTCATCCGCACCAAACGAGCGTTTACCTCGTGCTGGTAGGCAAATAAGTTTCAATGTATCAGTATCTAACTCACCTTTGGCGTATGTCCAATTCAATTTAATTTTTGTCATTTCTTCCCTCCTGTATTTGTTTGATTTTTAATCTCATTCTTTCTTCTGCCTCCTTTACGTTGATTATTTTAGCTTCAAGTTTCTCACGAGCTTTCAATAAATCCGTATCGGTACTCTCATCGAAAAACAGATTATGAGCCTTATTGTAGGCTACATATTTATCAATATTGCGTTGAGCCTTTGTAACCTGAGCCTTTGCCGATATAAGCCGATTCAAATCCTTATTCAGTTGTATGTTGTTACCCAAACGCTTATCATAGAAATGCAACGTGTATCGTACACACCCTTTTGGATATTGGCAAACAAGTTTTGCCTTTCTCCATTCTACTACCCACTTTCTATGTTCGTAAACTTCACGTGGTAAATCGTAACTGAATAAGCGTACATAGTTATTACTTTCATCTTTGCGCTCGAAATTCACAAAAACCCAATGCTGAACCTCTAAATCCTTTTTAGCTTTGGCGTAGTCCTTTGCCATCTGTATAAAGTAGTCTATGCTTTCTTGTGCCATTTCAACAGTTGTTTTCCTGCTGCTTTTGCAGCCATTTTACACCTTTTTTAAATCCTTCTACAAACGCATCTGAGCAAACCCTTTGTATTTCGGGTAAACAAACACCTCTACTTCGATTTAGAGGACACGTAGTGCAAGCCTGGCTTCGTCCGTTGGCTTGCTTTGCTGCTTTAGTTATTCCTTTCATAATTTCGACAACCATTGTTCATAAATACGTGTGGCTATCTGAGCCATCATTACGGGTGGAACACTCATACCACAAATGTAGTGTGGCGATAAACCACAAAAATTATAATCTTGTGGGAACGTGGATATATTACATACCTCAGAAGTGGATAGATAGACGGGCTGCTTAAATGGTATCAATGAATCCAGGTGTGCAGACAATGTATAACAAACTCTATCTTCATAACAGAACTGCTGGTTAAAAAAGCCACGTTTACCAGTGAGTTTTTTATAGGCTTCCGATAGTGCTATATCCCCTTGTTCCCTGAGTTCAAAAAGTTCTCTCATTCTGCCTTCATAGGCTCTTCCTTTATAATCCGCAAAAGCACCATATACTATAGGATCCTCGTTAAACTCCATGTTTATATATGGCTCTACGTTAAACAGATTAGATACCTTCAAAAAATTGATCCCTAAATCATGTCTAATGCAAATAAAGAAGATCCGTTCTCTTTTCTGAGGAACACCCATTTTTGACGCATCAAGAAGGAAATGCTGACAATAATAGCCAGCGTTATCAAAATCTTTATATATGCGCCTAACATAGTCTATTGCACTTCCCATAAGTAAACCTTTCACATTTTCGGCTACTACAACTTTTGGTTGTAATACCCTTGCTAAAGCTATGAAATCAAAGAAAAGCGTATCAAGAACTTGTGCAGATTGCCCCTCTCTGAATTTCTTTTCTTTACCCCAATCCTTTTCACGATTTCCGGCAATGGAGAAGGTGGAGCATGGGGGAGAACCGTCCAAAATATCCAAATTGTAAAGATCGGGCGGTAGCTCTCTCTCTCTCTCTCTCTCAATGTTCGTATATCTTCCAAAAAATTATATCGGGGTGAGTGGTTAGCCACATAACACCGATTAACCTTTGCGTCTATCTCATTGCAGCCAATTACATCAAATCCGGCTAACTTGTAACCCATTGTAGAGCCACCACCACACGCAAAACAAGAGAACACTTTGCCTTTATCTTTCGTGAATTTGGCTTCTGAAAGCCTCCAATTATAGGGGAATTTATGTTTTTGCATTTTCCATATAAATTAAAATGGTAAATCACTTTCACCAGGTCGGCAATCCTCAATTTTGTATTGAGTATCTTCAACTGATTTTATAGTACACAAAACGTATGCTTTCTTTTTTAAAAGAGTTGCAAGCCTTTTCGCTTCTTTTTCCGCACTATCCAAGCTATCATGTTTGCAAGCTGGGGTAGCACACCCTTCCACAAATACCATGTAAAATGTATTCATACCTTTTCTATTTAGCGTTTATCTATAGTTGCCTTTTTACTCGGTGAACGCTTTACAATTATGGGAGAAGAAAGCATTATCTTAAAATACTTAGTACCATCGACTGTAATAGGCTCCTTCTCCATAAGGAAGGAAGCGTTATCCTTTACTTTTGCACAATCAAGTATCTTATTACTTAGGAACTTATTCATAAAGCGAATACCGCCTTTGTCGTACTTGATAGAAAAACCTTGTTCGCTATCGGTTTTGCAAATAAACCAGTCCTTTGTATTTTCTTCATCATTGGCAAACTGAACTTTATCTATATCCTTAATGCCTAATTCAGCAGCAAAAGACTTAGAAATGTAGATCATACCATTTTCACGATTAAATCTCAAAGTCCTTTCTCCGTTGCGTTGTCCTACTGGCTGGCTGTTTTCTTTATTGTATATTACAAGTTTCATAATTGGTAAATTTTAATATTATACGATTGCTATACATGAATATCGGTTTACAAAACTTATATTACTTCGGATAGCATTATTTATTGAATTGATTTTACGGTATATGGTGCTTACTGAAACACCCGTATAATCTGAAAGATCCTTATAAGAGCACCCGGTATCATAAACTTTTAACTTAAATAGCCTATAATCATTTTTCGGGTATTTATGCTTAATGAAGGAAAGAATATCTTTTGCAAGTTTATCCGGCTCTACAAGCTCCTCAACCGATAAACCTTCTTCCATACTTATTAACTGGAAAAATATCTCATTAGGTCTGTAGTATCGGTTTTCTTTAGCTATGTTCCGAAGCCTGGCTCTTTTATAAATTCCCCAAAATAAAGGCTCAAAGTCTATTATTGGCAAGTCTATAAATAGTAGATCCTTTCTCAGAAGCAAATAAGTATCGTGAAAAACGTCCTCATTTAGCTGCCATCCTAAGATACTTCGCAACCGTTTATAATTGAAAGAAAACCAGTAATCAAACCTCAAAACATTGCTTTTCATATCTCTATTGGCTTATACATACGTTTATAGGCACGATTAATTTATAAGTCGCTCCATTGGGGAAACCGTCTTTTATGGCTTCTTCAATCTCGCTGGCTGATGGTACACTTATTCGTTTCCCAAATTCAATTTTGCCCAAGCGTTTTCCCTTGTGATCGAAAATTATATATGTGTATTCATTCATAGGGCTATAATTATTTATTGGGGTAAATTGGGCGTATCACTTCCAGCGTGTCCGCACGAACAATAGCAATACGTTGGTAATATTTCTCACAAGCAGCTTTAAAACCACCACACCAAGCGGTTTTCTTCTCATAATTATCTACTATATCCTTTTCCGCTTTATCCAGATCAATAATAGGATAAGCCATGCCGATACGGATCTGATCGTTTGTATCATGCTGTAAAACTCTGATGTTGATTAAGTTTTTCATATCCGATGTTGCATTATGTGGGGCTTTAGCTCCACTGGTTATTATTTATTGATAACTGTTATAAACTTACATTTAGCCCAAAGCGAAATGTCGTTACTGTTTATGTATTCTTTGTTTCTTGCTTCAATAGCTTTTGCTTCTTGTTCGCTAATTTCTTTTCCGTTTATGAAGTATCGTTTCATAGTTTATTTTTTTAGAATTTCATCAAGTAATTTTTTATCAGCATCCCAAAGATTGTACCCTTTGGCGATCTTTCTTCTTAGATACTCTTTTTCCCCGATCATGGCGATTGCCTTTTCTCTCAAATCTGATGCGCTCCACTTTTCAGCTTGATCTATCAGAAGGTTTGTAAGGCACTTTCTTTCTTCGTAAAGTTCACGTACTAATACCGTCTTTCGCTCTATCTCTTTTAGGGCTGTTGGGTTCTCCATCCACAACTTACAAAAAGCGTCTTTATCAAGGTCTGTATTCATGTAGCACTCTTCTACTTCCGTATAACCATCTGCCGATAGTTTTAAACCCGTTCTTTCTTCAAATTCTTTCTGTGTCATATCTGAATGTATTTAGTTTTATATTCTTTTCGTGTAACTGTTTTTATTACGTTGCAAATATATGTAACATTGGTAATATTACCAAATGAAATAGGTAATATTTTCAAGTGATATTACCAATATTTACCAAGTAAAACATAGAAATATTATCATTATCAGATATATAGCTTTTCAAAAACACTGCAAAATAATTTCAGAAAAAGCATTTTTTAACATTGTGGGAATGTACGCTTTTTGATTTATTCTACTTATTAAAATAGATATTTTAGGATTATAGCTCTGATTTTGAAGAAAACAAGTATAAAAAACACTGGCGTATATATACACCGTTATTGAAAATATTACCTACATTTGCAGTATAACTAAAGTAATATTGATATGAATAAGACACTCTTTAAGAAAGTCAAAGACTTATGTAAGGACACTGGTTTATCAGAGAAGTACCTTACTGCGATAACCGAAAAAATGGGTGGCAGCATTGAGGATGATTCTACTGATGAAGCGGAAATCGAAAAAGTAGCAAACCAAATAGCGGATGTGGCAAAAGAAAGTCAAGGAGAAGCTACCAGGTGGGCTAACAAAGCGAAGGAACCAAAGGAGCCAAAAGAACCGAAGGAACCCAAAGAACCTAAAGAACCGAAGGAGCCAAAGGAACCTGATAACGATCCAAACAAACGGATCTCCGAACTTCAAGCGGAAATGGATAAAATGAAACAAGAGCAAGCTAAGAAAGATCGTGAAACAGCCGTTCAAGCAGCTCTTAACAAGCATGGTATTCCCGAATGGAGAAGAAAAGGTTTGGTTATTCCTGATGAAGAGGATCCAGATGCTTATTGCGCTGGTCTGAAACAAGACTTAATAACTCAAAACCTTATTTCGGAAGATCCAGAGAGTGTAAAAACAGCAAACGCAAAGAATGTTGAAGAGGCTTCTGATGCGTTGCTGGAATCAATTATTGTTAAATAAATCATTTTACAATGAAACGAACAAAAATCTCATTTGTCGGTGAAAAACCGATTTTCACAGGCAGTCCGCAAATTGTACCAGGCGGTTTTAATCTGGATCGGGAGAAACAGCGTTTTTCTGTAGGTGATATTATCCCTGCCGGAACACTCGCTATTTTCGATGAAGTTACAAGAAAGGTACAGATTGTAAAAACAGCGAAGGTTAAAGCTATCGGCACAAAGGATAAGAAAGTTATCACTTTGTATTCAAATGGCTATTGTTCACCCTGCTTTTCTGTTGGAGATAAGCTGTTACAAGCTAAATCCGTTAGTGGAACTTTTGAAAATGCACCTTCTATTGTGTCTATTGAAAAGCCTGGTGTGTCAAACGCTCCGTATGTAATTACACTTTCTGCTGAGATCTCAGGTTTGGCAGTAGATGATGTGCTTGTAGAGGTTGTTGAAAGCTCTACTAATGCTGCTGTTATTGGTGAACCTAACTCTTTAACAATCGAAGAAGTTACTGTAAAAGAGTTTGAAACAGCCATAGATGTTACAGAGGACACTATGCAATATGCTGTAATGGAAAGACGTGTTTTGCCTATTCCCGACAGCATGAAGGATAGCACGAAACGCTATTTAAAAGCGAACTCTCACATTCGATTGTCGCAAACTTATTAAAAGGAGGTGCTAAATGAAATCTATTTATTCAACTTTTACTGGTTTGTTTAAAGATGGCAAACCTATTGATTTTCTCGCAACGTGGAAAAAGACACTGGATAAGGCTTCAGAACGTGAAGTAGCATTATTCCAGAAAACTTATTCGGATGAGTGGTTTGATTGGGAGGCTCCGCAACTCTCTTTGAGAGCTGAGGGTATTATGGGCAAATATCATTTGCGTGTGATGGCAACCCTGATCGGTGATGAATCCCCCACTCCGTTAAGACGTTCTGACGGTTTTGATATTTGGAATGAAGAAATTCCACGTGTCGGACATAAGTTCTTTATGAAGGCTTCCACTTACCGCAAGTTGTTGGAAGTTTATAAATCTCCGTTCTTGAAAGACGGTCAAAAGGTTAAGCAGATTGAAAAGACTTTGCGTAACGATGTGGAAAACGCTTATCTGGGCTGCAAAGATACTGCTGATTTTATGATTCTGAAAGCTATATCAAACTTCGGTGTTTGTCGTTTCATTCCTTCTATCAACAATCCTGGTGGACGTGAGTTTGAAATTGATTACCTGATGGATGAAGCTAACAAACTCGTTTCAGCCTTATTGTGGAATGACGCTAACTCAAAAGCTGGCAAGTTGGATATTATTCTAACTCTTACCATGATCGTTACCTTGTTCAAAAACAAAGGTGTCGTATTTGAAGAGTTACTGATGGCTCCTGAACTGCTTGCATTTATCCGAAGAGATATTACAATTCGAGAAGCAGCCTACGGTAAGGACAAATCCGGCAAGGTTGTTACTATCCCAGACTTGAACACCTTGTTTGCTGATAACGGTCTGCCTAAAGTTCGTGAGATCACCCGTCTTGTGGGTATTGAAAAGGACGGAGAACGTGAGCCGTTAGATCCCTGGAATCACAATATGATTGTATTTAAACCTGCTGGAAAGATTGGCTTTATCCAGCCTTCTATTGAAGATAACGAGCTGTTTGAAGAGGACAATGTAGATTACATGAATGCTGGTAACGGTATTCGTATAGCCAAATGGCGTACTGGTGAATCTACAGGGCAAAAGGCTGGTGAATATACACAAGGATCTGCCCGTTTGATCCCGGTTATCACTGAAATTAACGGTATTGTCTGCTTGCAAGTTAGAGGCTTTGAAGAGCCGGAAGAAGCAGTAGAGGGAGTAACTTTTTATACGAAAGAACAATTCGATCAGAAGGCAGCAGCAGCTTCTTTGGTCGGCTAAAAACGATGCAATATGGTAACATTAAAAGTATTAAAGAAGTTCCAAGACAAGGACAACAAGGAGAAAATCTACCAAGTCGGTGAAACTCTATCAACAAGCGATTTGGATCGTGTAAATAATCTTGTTTCACGAGGAATTTGCAGTATTTCTGCTATCAAGGAGGCTAACAAAGAAGAAAAGAAACCCGAAAAAATTAGCCTTTTTGATAAAGAGTTTGAAATCGGTGCTGTAAAAGGTGCTTTGGCTGAGATTGGCGTTTCAATCAATAAAAATGCTGGCGTTCAAGCAATCACCAACAAGCTCGGTGAACTTACAGAAGAGCAAAACAAGGCTCTTTCTGAAATCTTATGTAAAGAGTAACCTATGACGAATTTAGACGCTATCCGTGCTTTATGCACTAAAATATGTTCCGGCTTCTACCCGGATCAGAATGTACTTGAATTTACCCTTTTGGATAATGGTATAGATCCTTCTAAAAACTTCATCCCCAAAGATGTTGAACTGGTGAAGGCTGCTATCAGTGTCGTTAAGGGAATGACTGAAAACAGCCATTCGGAAAGTGGAATTTCTGACGGGTGGGATGCGGATCGTATTAATAAAAGTATCTCCGCTATTTGTAGGGAGTACAATATAGATAGCTCTGATTTTGTCGAAGAATCTTCTGTATCAGACGGTTCTAACCAATGGTAAGTTATGCAATACAACGGAACAATACAGTATAAGGTTTTATCTGGTGGCGGTTTGGATGGTAACGGTGAGCCGATTATCTCTACCGTATCATGGAGTGAGCCTATACGTTGTCTGTACAAAACGGTAAAGCATAGCAACACAATCTATCAACAAGGTAAGTTTACTGATAAAAGCTATGAGATCCTAATTGAAAGTAGGGATTTTCAAGCTGATACGGTAAAACTTACCAATGATAGAACACAGTTTTTGGGTGAGTTTGAAGTACAGGATATTGAGTTTGTTAATCGCTCAGGAAGAGTAAAGATTACGGTTTGATGGGATTCACGAAGAAAACGCCGGATAGTGCTTTTAGCAACTTTCTTGATGATACCAAGAAAGCCATTATAGGTAGAGCTATTAAGGCTTTTATCTATGTCGGTGAAGCGTGTCTGAAAGAAGCCCGTTTAAACGGCAACTATACAGACAGAACGGGAAACCTTAGAAACTCTATCGGTTATGCCGTGCTTTTTAATGGTGAAGTTATGGAAGAAAGTGCTTTTGCCAACACAAAAGGTGGGCAAAACGGAAAGAAGCATTTGGATAGCTTGAAAAAGAACTATCAAAACGGTATTGTCTTGATTGTATCTACTGGAATGAGTTACGCAGCTTATGTAGAAGCCCGTAATTATAATGTCCTTACTTCTTCCGAACTGCTGGCTAACAAACTTGTACCTCAGATTATGAAACAATTAGGCTTTGAAATGAAATGAATAAGACAGGTGATGAAATAGAGCTGGACGTTTTCAACATTATCACAAACAGCCAACTTGCAAAGGAAATAAAAGGTAACGTTTATCGTGAAGGAACACGAGATCTAAACCCTATGGAAGAGGATATAATTGTATCATTTCTTACTGGTTTGGATGGGCAGTTTCAAACTGGCTCCGTAACGGTAAATATTTATGTTCCCGACAAAGACAATGGCAGTAAGGTATTGGTTAAAGATGTTGGCAGATGCCGTTATCTGGCACGCAAAGCCGATGAGGTTGTTAGATCCTTGAAACCTACTGATTACAGATTTTCTTTAGGTGCAACAATTAAAAGCTACAAAGCAGAAAAGGTAGCTATGCACTTTGTAAACGTAAAGATCAATTTTGAACTAAAAACATTTTAAGTTATGGCAAACAGTGGTATTACATGGGGTAAACCCCTGGTCGAATTTGGGCTAACTGGTGCTGAAGATGCAGCTCCTTCCAGTTTCAAAACAATGCCCACAGCCGAAGAAAATACAGTTCTTCTTACAACTGTAAAAGGAAGTGCGCAAGAATTGTACGGAGAAGGGCATGAACTGGTAGCTCGAAAAATGCAAAAGTCTTATAAGCAGCTTGCTATGAGTGTGTTTATTCCTTCTGGCACAGGGGATCCTATTCCAGAAGAGGACGGAGTTGTAAAAGATGAATATGCAGTACGCCTTACTCCTGAAGATGATACGCTGGATGGATTCATCATGCGTAAATGCTCTGTTGAGGTTGAAGAAGAATGGTCGTCCGCAAAGGGTAAAATGCTAAAATACATCTTTAGCTCATTGAAGCCCAAGACGGGTAAAATGATTGAGAAGTATAAAAAAGCAAATTCATTAGCTGTAGGTTAATTGAACTATGAACAAGGAAAAAGACAACATAGAAGGGCTTGTGTCTGATACGATCTTACAAAAGCCGTATTCTATACAGATAGGACAAGAAACATACGAGGTTGCACCTCCTTCTATTGCTACTCTTATCCTTGCCTCTGAACTTATTTCTCAGCTTCCTAAAGTAGAGTTAGATAAAAGCCTGGTTACATTTGAATCGCTCCGTATTGCGAAAGAGTGTAAGGTTTTAGGCGATATTGTAGCTACTCTCATTTTAGGAGCTGAGAATATAACAACAGAAGCAACCGTAGTTCAAAAGTCTTTATTCGGTTTGGTACGCACACGCAAAAAGGTTACGATTGATAACAGGGCTGTTTTATCCGATAAGATCTTGAAACAACTTTCACCAAGTAAAGTGAACGCTCTTACCCTAAAAATCATAAACAGAATGGAGATAGGAGATTTTTTCGGGCTTACCGCTTCCCTGATAGAGATAAACCTTCTCAAACCGACAAAAGCAGGAGAAGCGGATCCGAAGGAAACGATAGCATCTGGGCGGTAGTAGCAGGAATGGCAAAGGCTTATAATCTGACTTTTGATTATATCCTATATAAAATGAGTTTTGCGAATGTTCGTCTGTATAATGCGGTTCTGCCTTCTTTCTCAGCAAAGAAGGATGGTAAAAAAGATACTGGCATTATTCTAAATGGTGATGATCCTAATAATCAGGATGCAGTAAATAACGCAATATTTGACGTAAACGAAGATGAATAACAACGAAGGTACAACATGGTGGGCTTTAGGATTGGATAACGCCAAATTTGAAAGCGATGTGGCGAAATCTAACTCTCTTTTCCGAAGCATAGGCAACACAGCCGAAAAGGAAGGCAGCAGGATAGACAATATTTTCCGTAAAATAACGGTTGCTGCAACTGGATTTTTCACGGCTCAACAAGCGTTGGGATATGCTCAAAAGATAGCTCAGGTAAGAGGTGAATACCAACAATTAGAGGTTGCCTTCAATACCATGTTGGGCAGTAAGGCTAAAGCTGATGCTTTAATGACACAGCTTGTTAATACTGCTGCTAAAACTCCGTTTGATCTCGTTGGTGTGTCAAGTAGCGCAAAACAATTACTTGCTTATGGTATAGCTGCTGACAAAGTGAATGACACTTTGGTACGGTTAGGAAATATCGCTGCTGGCTTATCTATTCCATTACAAGATATAGCCTGGTTATACGGTACAACCATGACACAAGGCAGATTATACGCTGAGGATCTTAACCAATTTACGGGTAGAGGTATTCCGATGATTCGTGAATTGGCTAAAGAGTTGGGTGTAGCTGAAAATGAAGTTAAGGCTTTGGTTTCCGAAGGAAAGGTAGGATTCCCCGAAGTTCAGAAGGTTATAGAAAACCTTACAAATTCTGGCGGTATGTTCTACAACCTGATGGAAGAGCAAAGTAAGACTATTACGGGTAAGATCTCCAACATGAGCGATGCTATTTCTGTAATGCTTAACGAAGTAGGGAAAGCTAACGAGGGAACAATCAATTCAATACTGGAAACTGGTATCTCCGCTATAGAGAACTACGAGGCTATCGGTGAAACTATACAAGAATTGATTGTTACTTATGGCTTGTACAAAGCTGCTGTAATTTCAGTTGCTGCTACAAAAAATGCCGTTACTACCATTAAAGCCACTGGAGAAGCTGAGGAACTAAGCAAATTGCTTACTGTAGAGCAGCAAGCAGCCATTTCAAAGCAGAATTTAACCAAAGGCACGTTAGAGTATGCAACTGCCGTAAAAGCTGAAATGGCAGCAAATATAGAGGCTCAAACCGCAGCTTTAGCTAAAGCTCGTACAGAGGTTTCAGCAGCCAGCCAAGCCGTAGCAGCCAAGAGAACCGAATACCTTGCTGCTAAAGAGTTGGAGAAGCAAAGATTAGCAGAACTTATGTCTATCGGTGCTACTGGCTCCGCAAAACAAGTAGAAGCAGCAGAAAGAAAATTAGTCGCAGCCGAAACAGCCAGAGAAACAGCAGCCTTACAATACCAAGCAGCCACACGTGATTTTAGCACCAAGAAAGTAGCGGTAGAAACGGCTGCTAAAACATTGAATACCACTCAGACAGCAGCCAACACAGCAGCACAAGCAGCCAATGTAACTACAACAAACTTGTTGGCAACTGCAAAGCTCAGGCTTACGGCTGTAGCTACCAGGTTGAAAGCCGTTATGCTGGCAAATCCTTATACTTTGGCAGCAGCAGCCATAGCAGCTCTCGGTTATGGTATTTATAAACTTATCACTTATCAGACTGACGCAGAAAAGGCGCAAGAAAAACTAAATAACGCCATATCTGAGAGTGAAAAGGTTATTGGAGCTGAAAGATTGCAAATTGATGCGATGTTTGCACGTTTGAAAGCAGCCAAAGAAGGTACGGATGAATACCGTTCTGCAAAGGAAGCCATAATGAGCAAATACGGTGAGTATTTGAAGGGGCTGGGGGATGAAAAGAACGCTTTGGATGATCTGGCTAAGGCTTATCGTATCATTACGCAAGAAGCCGAAAAATCAGCTCGTGCAAGAGCTATGGATAAAGCGGTTAATGAGGCTTCTAATGACTACATGGATAAGGAGGTAGAAGCCAAAGAAACTGTAGAAGAGCTACTAAAAGATAAGTTCAAGGGAAAGAAGGATAAAGACGGTATCGACCTTGCGGAAACTTATTACTGGAAGATTAAGCCAGTGCTGGAAGGTAAGGGGGAAATTACTAAAGAAATCCAGGATATTATAAAGCAGTTTGACGAAACCAAATACTTGCCTGGCGATCCCATGACTGGTATAGGTGCGCAAACCTACATAGCTAATGACTTGCAAGATGAAATAACCAAAGTATTCAAAGCTCGTGGCATTTATAATAATATCATAAAAGAGGCTCAAAAACGCTTCGGGGAGAATCCTAACCAAAATCAGAAAACGGGTAATCAGGAAGAGGTATTTTATACCAAAGGTAAATCCATTTCTGAGATAGAAGCAGCCATTACTAAAGGTCAAGAAAAACTGGAGGCTTTCAAAAAGGCTCTCAAAGAGAACAACGGCTTAATGTCTGATGGCAAAGTAGTAACCGATGCTGTTGTAAAAGGGCAGGAAAGCTATATAGCTAAATTAAAGGCTACCGTTCTTGAACGTGAAAACGAGCTGCAAATTATTAGCCAAGTAGAGAGCCGTATTTCTAAGCTGAAACAGGAGCAGAAAGAAACCGTTAAGGGTAGTGCTGAATACAACGACTATCAAAGACGTATAGATTCACTGAGTAAAAAGTTACCAGATAGAAAAACGTCCTCTTCTCAAAAGGATTATTCCGATGAGATAAAACGTAATGCACAAGAGCAGATCCGTATTAAAAAGGATATGGAATTTGCTGTAAGGCAAGCTGAGATCAACACCTATAAGGAAGGACTTTCTAAAACATTGAAACAAAACCAGCTCAACTATGAGCAGGAAATGGAGCAGATCAAACGTCAAAAGGAGGATAAGCTAACCAAAATTCAAGAGTGGGAAAAAACTATATGGGAATCTCAGGGCAAAAAAGGTACGTTTAAGCCAACTACCACCCAATTATCAGAGCAGGATGAGCAACAATTTAAAGCTCTTGAAAATGCTGCTGGAAAGAAATTGTCTACTGGCAATCAGACTGCAATAGAAGAAATGCTAAAGCAGTATCAGACCTATGCGGAAAAGCGCAAGGAGATAGAGGAAAATTTTCAGCAAGATATTGACGAAATGCGAGCTGTTAATGAGAAAGATAAAAAAGCCGGAAGGCAAGTTACTTTCTCCGAAGAAAATATCGCTCAGGCTGAAAGTGATAAACAAGATGCTTTGGACGCTTTAGATCAAGAGATAGCTACTCGTGAAGCGACTTTTAATGTATGGGTAGAACAAATATCCTCTATGGGGTTAAGACAGCTAAAGGAGGCTTTACAAACAGCCCAAGACACGCTGAAAAAAGAAGGTGGCAAGCTGGATGATAAAGAAAAAGCTACTCTTCGTGCGCAAATTAAAACCCTGGAGAAAAAAGTAGAGGTTGCTGAGGCAAAAGACGCAAGCATTTCATCTGCTGAAAAAAACAAAAAGAAGTGGAGCGATACCCTAAAGGTGATGAATGAGGTAGATGATACTGTTAATAATATCATTTCAGACTTTGACGGGATGGATGATGCAACCAAAGCTGCTTTGTCTGCTGCTACCAATATCGCAGGAGGTATAATTTCTATGATAACGGGTATTCAAGCGTTGGCGGTTACTGGTGCAGAAGCTATCAAAGGAGTAGAAAGAGCTTCGGTTATCCTTTCCATAGTCGGTACAGCCGTTTCCCTTATCACTTCATTGTTTGGGTTGTCCTCTAAGGCTGAAAAGGAACACCAAGAGGCACTTAAAGAAGTAGCCGAGAACAAACTGGAAATGCAACGCCAGTACAACTTATTGCTCATGGAGCAAAATTTACTTTTGGAGGAAGCAACATCTATTTTTGGTACAGATCAAATAGAAAAAGCTATCAATGCAATAGAGGTATATCGTGATGCGATAGCTGAATACAAAGAAGTCCTAAAGGGGGATAAACCAACTTATCAGTTTCAGTTTAACCCTAAAGGGAACTGGGGGCTTGATGAATACAATGCAAAATTAAATGCGTACAATCAGGGTATAGGTGCGCTTAATGATATAACCATAAAAACGGGAAGTTACACTACTGGTGCTTGGTTTTGGAAAAAGCAGCATGATATTTATACTTCGGTACTCCAGGTTTACCCGGATTTAATAGATGGTGAAAAAAATCTGAACAAAGAAAGAGCGCAAGCCATTCTTGACACTCAAACAATGAGCGATGAGAATCGGAATTTGTTGCAAAACCTTATAGATCTTCAAGAACAAGCGGAAGAAGCCCAACAAGCACTAAGAGATTACTTAGAGGGTACTTTTGGCTCTTTAGGTGATAGTATAATGGATAGTATCACTGAGGCTATTGAAAATGACGGTGTAGATGCGTGGGAAAAGTTTGGAGAAAAAGGATCTTCTGTATTGGAAGATTTGGGTAAACAGATTGCCTACTCTTTATTCTTCTCTGATAAGTTCAAAAGACTACAAGCGGATTTGGAGAAAATCTATGGATCCGGCAAAACAGAAGAAGAAATAGCTAAGGAAGCAAGGGATTTGGTTTCCTCTTTCTATCAAGGTATCGGTACGGATATGAATAATGCCCAACAATGGATGGAGCATTGGAAAGAAGAAGCAAACAAACAAGGCTTTCACCTTTGGGAAACAGAGAATCGTGAGGTTTCCAGCAATAACGGCATAGCAGCAAGCCAGGACAGCGTAAACGAGCTGAACGGAAGAACAACTGCAATTCAAGGGCATACCTATTCTATAAATGAAGGTATTAAATCATTGGTTAGCCATTGTGCCAAATTTCTTGAGGTATTAACTGGTATCAGAGAAAATACAAGCTATTGCAAGAATCTGGAATCTATCAATTCCAATATAAAGGAAATGAAAGAAAGCATAGGTAACATGAACGATAAAGGTGTAATAATGAGGAAATGAAAAATAACTTATACATAGACGGTACGGACGCTTTTACTCGGTTCGGGGTTTTTATTGCTGAGGGTGGGCATAATGAAGTTGTTGCTTTCCCGGCATTAAAAGCACCAGAAGTTTCTAATGATTGGGCAGAGTATGACGGTATCGAAGTGGATTTGTCGGATCCTAAACTTGATACTAAAGAACTTGAAATAAAGTTCAACGCAGTAGGTATGTATCAGACTGGAGATTTCATTTCTCTGTTGTCCGATGGAGCTTACCATACCTTTGAGTTTAAAAGAATCGGATATACTTGTAAACTCCGATTGGTTTCAGAGGTAAATGTAGCTCTGTATATCGGTGCTAAAAGTTTCTCGTTAAAATTCGCAGATGATTTCCCTTTGAGAGATTATAAATATACGGCTCCTTTATCGACAACCAATATACCTACGCAGGGGTATGAAATAGACAGGATAGATTTCTCCGTTTACGGTATTCGTGTATTGGAAGGAAGCGAGGCACAAATACTTAAAGCTCCAGCAGTGAAGAAAAATATGTTACGTAACCTTTCTACCCAAAATGGGGCTATTTATGATGGCAAACAAGTAGTGTACCAACATAAAGAAGTTGCCTTGAATTGTTGCTTAATCGCTAAGAATCTAACGGAGTTCTGGAGAAATTACAATGCTTTCCTTCACGATCTGATAAAGGTTGTGGAAATAGACGAAGGCGAAGGCGTGAAGGTACAAACGGCTGAAAGATCCTTGTTCGTTGAAAGCACTTACGAGGAATACCCATGTTACTACAAAAGCTCAAAAGTAAGTCTGTTTTCCCCTGACGATCAAGTTTGGTGCGTTTTTACCTTAACGTTGGTATTTACTGCCTTTAGAGTTGGAGGGGATGAATATTTACTTGCTTCTGAGGCTGGAGAATTGATAGTTACAGAAGATGGTGAGTTTTATATAGATTTGAAAAGCTATGGCTATTAAAAAGAAGAAAATAAGCGAGCTGACACTTTCGGATAACCTGAAAGGATTGTACACTATTGGAGTTAAATTAATCAATGGGGTACAAACCAGCGTGAAAGTAAGTTTGGAATACATTCAAACGGCATACGAGAACGCTGTAAAAGCAACCAACAGTGCAAATGAAGCTGCCAAGTCTGCTAACAATGCTGCTTCAAGTGCCAACACTGCAACCTCAAACGCAAATAAAGCGACTGAGGCAGCGAAAACGGCTACCAATAATGCTAATGAGGCTGCCCAACAGGCTAAAACTGCTACTTCCAACGCAAACTTGGCTACTCAAAAAGCGAATACAGCAGCTACCAATGCGGATAATGCACGAAAAGGATTGGAAGAGATAAAAAGTGCAACTGAAAGTGCTACAGCCAATGCCAATAAAGCAGCTACTAATGCGAATGAGAAAGCACAAAAGGCAGAAACAGCAGCTAACAATGCAAATACTCAGGCAAATAGGGCAAAAGAACAAGCGGATAATCCCCCGAAAATGGGTGAAAATGGCAACTGGTGGAAATGGGATGAAACGCAAAAGAAGTATGTAGATACCGGGATTTTGGCAAAAGGCGGTATTCTCTATCCTACTTTTACGATTGATCCCGATACAATGGAACTGATCATGTATTACCAGGATGATATAGCTGCTGATATGTTTGATATTGACAATGAAGGATTTTTAATTTTTAACCCCAAGTGATATGGCAGAAGGAAACATAAGATTAGGAAAGGTTGCTTTCGTGGATAAGGGAACTTATTCATCAGCTACCACATATAATACATTTGATTTCATTACTACGGATGATAGTTGCTATCTCTGTATCAAGGACGGGAACAAAGGACACGCTTTAACCGAAACTACCTGGTGGAAATGTATTGCTCGTGGAACAACTGCCACAGCAGCAGCTAAAAAGGCTGAGGACGCTGCTAAACTGGCTAATGAAAAAGCTACAGCAGCCGATAGCGCAGCAGGTAAGGCAGTAGAGGCTACCAACAATGCCAACGCAAAAGCTAATGAAGCTCACGAAAAGGCGGAAGAAGCCAATACTGCTAAAGATAATGCAAATGAAGCTACTGGCGATGCAAGGGTAGTTATCGCAAGGCTGGAGGAACTGGAAGAATCGCTAATCTCAAAATACAAGCTGATCCCTACTTCCATGAAGCTAAACTACCCGAAAAAAGTTACTTACAGGAATACCCAGCCTTTCAAAGTTGAGGTAGAATTACTTCCCGTAGATACTGGTAGGAATGTATTGTTTCTCGGTGATGATCGGGCGGTGTCTATCACTCCTGATGGCGTATTTATGATTAACGGTGTAGGAATGAGTAAAATTCACGTTATCCCAACGGAAAATACGGGTATTTATCAAACTATACAGATTGAAGTACAGGAGCCAGGAATAAGGTTTACTTCTGGTAAGGGTATGCGTTTATCCGGCTCTGGTGGTATCATATTAACTTAGTAAATTTTATTGTTTAACTTCTTAACACTATAAAAAATATGGCACTTACAGCAGAAGAGGAAGCTAAAGTAAAAAAGATTATTACAGCTTACGACAATGGCAAAAGATTAAATGAATTACCAGTAGCAGACAGCAGTAACCCTTTTGACCTCACAACTGAGGTATTGGATAAAAGCGGAGAAAGCAAACAAGCTGGTCTGGCTGCTATGCTACCTTATGCAGAGGATCAATGTAGTTATGGCGTAGAATTAGATGTAACAGTATCTTCTTCGGTTCTTACCCGTACTGGCAATATGACACTGCATAAAACATTGCCAATTCAAAGCAAGATGAAAGGGTGTTTGCTATCAGATGAAGGCAAGGTTATTGAATACCTAAACCCTACCAACTGGAAAGCGCATAAAAGGGATGGTTCCAATGGTATGGTTATGGTGGAAATCCCTGCTCACTGGAGAAGATTTTATACCAATGGAAACAAAAGAGGTGTACGAATCAGTGAATACCCGATACCTGGTTATCATTTCGTAAAGAAATGCTATATCTCGGCTTATGAGGCAACAATCCAACGTAGCACTGGTAAACTGGCTTCTGTAGTAAATACTTCGGCTGATTACAGAGGTGGTAACAACCAAGCAGATTGGGATGCTTTGCCTAAATCCCAATTAGGCAAGCCAGCTACATCTACGAGTAGAACAAACTTTCGTGCTGCTGCTCGTAAAAGGGGGGCTGGTACGCAATGGAACTGCATGGACTATAACGCTTATATCACTTTGGCATGGCTCTATTACATAGAGTATGGAAACCTTAACTGCCAGTTGGCTTTCAATGCCCAGAAAGATAGCAACGGGTATGCTCAGGGTGGTTTGGGTAATGGTGTAACTACATGGGATGGTACAAAGTGGAACAATTTTAGTGGTTATTATCCTATTATTCCTTGCGGTACGAGTGATGAATTGGGAAATGCTTCTGGTGAAGTAGCTTACACTTTAGAGAAAGCAGAAGGAGAAAACAGCAAAGTATTTACCGTACCTCGCTATCGTGGTATTGAAAATCCCTTCGGGCACGTCTGGAAATGGACGGATGGAGTAAATATAGAAGTGAAAACCAATTCAGACGGAGGAACTTCTAAAGTGTATGTTTGCGATGATCCTTCTAAATACAACGATAGTAACTACACAGGCTATACGCTTAGAGGATTGGCTGCACGTGCAGAAGGTTATGCAAAAGAAATGATTTTCGGTGAATTTGGCGATTTGATTGCTTCTGTAGTCGGAGGTGGATCTACTACCTATTGGTGTGATTACTTCTATACCAATATAGGATCTAACGCTCTTAGGGGTGTCCTTTTCGGCGGTGCTACGTATGATGGCGATCGTGCGGGCTTCGGTTGTGCGCATACGCGTAGCGCCCCCTCGTCTACGGATGCGGATGTCGGCTCTCGGCTTTGTTTTATTCCTGAATCGTGAAGCGAGCCAGGTTTAGACTGCAAGACTTAAATGATTAATAAACAAATAAATATAGGTTGGTTGCTGGTGGGTGTCCTTTTCAGCGGTAATACGAATAATGGCGATCATGCAGGCTTCGGTTATGCGAATACGAATAACACCCCCTCGAATACGAATGCGAATGTCAGCTCTCAGCTATGATTTTTCAAAATTAACTCAACATACGAAGCAACGACCTTACCTATTGGTAGAAGATAACATAACTCATAAAGGTGCTGGTTGGGAAACCGAAGGCTCTGAGTACGAAAAACAAAGAATATGAAGAGATTAAGTAATTTATACGAGCAAATTATTTCACTTGACAACTTGCGCCTGGCTGATGAAAAAGCCAGAAAAGGCAAGTTGCGTTCTTATGGTGTCAAACGACACGATAGGAATAGGGAAGCAAACATACTGGCTCTTCACGAATCTTTGAAAAACAAGACTTTTGTAAATTCTAAATATGAAGTATTTATAATCAGAGATCCCAAAGAACGGCTTATTTACCGTTTGCCTTATTATCCTGATAGAATCTTGCACCATGCCATTATGAATATTCTGGAGCCTATATGGGTGTCCTTATTTACAGAAGATACCTATTCTTGCATTAAGGATCGTGGTATTCATAAAGCAGCAGATAAAGTAAAGAAGGCTTTGAAAGAAGATCCAGAACACACTACTTACTGCTTGAAAATGGATATAGTGAAGTTCTATCCAAGTATAGACCATGATATTTTGAAAACAATATTACGGAAGAAAATCAAAGATAAAGATCTGCTTTGGTTGCTTGACGTGATTATAGACAGTGCCGATGGCGTACCCATAGGGAACTATCTAAGTCAGTATTTTGCTAATATTTATCTGGCTTACTTCGATCACTGGATAAAGGAGGTTAAGAAGGTAAGATATTACTTTAGGTATGCAGATGATATTGTGATTTTAGGCGATGATCCTAAACAGCTTCACAAACTCCGTATAGAGATTGAAGAATATCTGCATGACAATTTAAAGCTATCACTTCGTAAAGTGGATCCTAAAACTGGAAAAAAGAAATGGAAGTTTCAAGTATTCAAAATTGATAGCCATAGAGGTATTGATTTTGTCGGGTATGTCTTTTACCATACCCATACCCTTATTCGGAAGGGAATCAAAAAGAACCTATGTAGGAAGGCAGCCAAGCTGAATAAGAAAAAGCACATTTCCGATATGGAATACAAGCAAGTTATTTGCAGTTGGTTTGGCTGGGTTAAATACAGTAATTCTAAGCATCTATTAAAAACAATAATTAAAAAGCAAGTATATGATACACTACGATTTTAAGCCTTCTAAGTTAGAGGCTAACGGGAATGGTTCTTACACATACCGTTGGGATATTCAGGAAGTTCAAGTAGAAAACCATTTTGGAGAAGCTGGAGATAATGGGCAAACTACAAAATGGACTTGTAACGAAGTTGTTGTTTGGGGAATGGTTACAAATGATAAGCTAAAAAAGGCAGTTATTACCCATTTGTGGAATTCGGATAAAGAAGCCAAAATTATCAATGATTATAACGCTGCCCAGCTCGGTATTCTCACTGAAAAATCAGCTACCAATGATTACAAGGAATATTTGCAAAAGAGAAAAGCTATCAAAGAAATGATAGATAACGATTGTAAGGAACTTAATATTATATTGTGATGAGAAAGTTTAGTGAGTTAGGTGTAACCGTACAAGATGAACGTAAAATGTTCAACTGTAGCCAGGTTTCTATTTCGGACGTGCTGAACTGTGAGATCATTGTAGAAGATTTCATTCCAGATGTAAAGACTTCGCACGGTGAAGGAAGATACCTTGTGAAATTTAAACATAGCAATGGTGCGGATGGTAAGTTTTTCACAAACGCAGCTTCTTTAAAGAAAACTTTGGATCAGATCCCCAAAGACGCTTTCCCTTTCAGCACTACGATTAAAGGGATGAAATGCGGAAATGGTAAGATATATCAATTCACTTAGTAAACATGAAAATACATTTCAACAACAAGGAGATTGATATTCTGGTAGATACAAGCAGCTACCGATATACGGCTTTACAGAATGTAGGCACTCTTTATCTGTACTTTGCCAGTGAAGAGTTCATAAACATTCCCGTAGGAGCTTATTGTATCTACAAGAATATCACTTACTACCTTATGGATCCTGACGACTTCAAGAAGAAAAGCAGTCGGAATTTTGAATACACTCTTGTAATGTATGACATAGGCGCAATATTGGGTAAATACAAATGCCGGGATATTGTTTCTAAACGTTTGAAGTTCGATTACACTGCAAAGCCTCACGAGCATCTACAGTTGATTGTAGATAATCTCAACATGAGAGATAGCGGTTGGAAAGTTGGCGAATGTATTGAAGCAGAAGAAAAGACTATTAACTACAACCATATCTTTTGTAGTGAAGCTTTGCCTACTATTGCCGATACCTTTAAGACGGAGTATGAAATAGATCCGGCTATCAAAACAATACACTTGCGTAAAGTTGAATATAACAAGGGTGAACCTTTGCCTCTTGAATATGGGAAAGATAAAGGTTTTGTTCCAGGTTTAGGACGCTCCAACAAGGACGGAAATAGACCAGTTACCATATTGTACGTTCAAGGTGGGGAGCAGAATATAGACTTTAGCAAATATGGATCTAAGGAATTGCTTTTGCCCAAAAATCAAAGATTGGAGTATGAAGGGCGTGCTTACGTTTCGGATGCGGAAGGCTTGTATATAAAACGGGCTGATACAACCCTTACGGATGTTCAAGAGGATAGTTTGGATTGTTCTCATATTTCACCTAAAAGAGTAGGCAGTGTTTCTAATGTTGTTGTTTCCGATAAAGAAAAGAATTTCTATGATTTTATAGATAGTTCTATTCCTGATGATCTGAATTTTGAGGATTATGTGATAGAAGGTAATAACATGACTGTTATATTTCAGTCTGGTATGCTTGCTGGTAGTAATAAAGAATTTGAAGTTAAATACGTTCATAAAGAACGTAAATTCTTGATAACTCCACAAGAAATAGACGGTCAGATTATGCCCAATGACATATATAAGCCTAACCTGGGGGATAAATACGCTGTGTTCGGAATACAGTTGCCGGATGCGTACATTTGCAATAACTCAACGAAAGAAGGTGCAAGCTGGGATATGTTCAGGGAAGCAGCCAAATATCTTTATGAGAATGAAGATCCAAAATTCACATTCAAAGGAGAATTGGATAGCATTTATTCCAAAAAGCGTTGGCTCTCTATTGGTGGCAAAATAAAATTGGGCGGTTACATACTCTTTAAAGATCCGCAATTCATACCAGAAGGTATAAAGATAAGGATTACCAGTATTAAGGAGTATATACACAGACCTTACAGCCCGATTATTGAATTATCCAATACGACTACTGGCGCAACGGTTTCAAGCGAATTAAACAAGATAGAGAGTAACGAGGTTAAAACTGATAACCAATATAAAAACTCTATTCAGTTTACAAAAAGACGTTTCAGGGATGCAAAAGAAACTATTTCAATGTTGAATGACGCTCTTTTGCATTTCTCAGGTTCTATCAGTCCGATTTCGGTACAAACAATGAGTTTGCTTGTTGGCGATGAAAGTTTGCAGTTCCGTTTCGTGAACAACAAAACCAATCCGACACAAGTAGAATATCTCGTTACCTATGACAGCAAAAAGAAAGTGCTTTCGGCTCCAGGTGGAATATTACAGCACATGACTATCGGGATTGATACACTTTCCTCTGGGCATAAAGCCAGTGAGTATAAGTTTTGGGATATTGAAAAATATACTTCTCCAACCTTAACAGAAACAGTAGGGTATTATCTCTATGTGAAGGCTAATAAAAATGGCACTACTGGATCATACGTCTTAAGTAAAAACGCTATCAAGCTGGAAGGTGTAGAGGGTTATTATCATTTCCTTGTAGGTATTCTAAACAGTGAATTTGAAGAGGATCGTTCTTTTGTCGAACTATTCGGATTTACAGAGATACTTCCAGGAAGAATAACTACAGACAGAATCGTTTCAAGCGATGGGCTAAATTTCATGGACTTTGTGAATAACGCTTTTCGTGTAGGAAATTCAGACAGCTATTTTGATTGGAATACCAAAGGAGATAAAAAATTACGTCTGAAAGGCACAATCGTGCAAAGTGAAAGTGGCGATGAAAGCCCTATAGGTTGTTTTCGTGGCGTATATGACAACTCTTATACCTATTATTGGGGTGATGAGGTTATCTATGATGATGGAACTGGCTATTCTATGTATCGTTTTGTATCAAAGAATCCCGTTAAAGGTATTTCTCCAAATAATAGTAACTATTGGATTATTGTAGCCCAAAGAGGTGTGGGTATTTCAAATACAGACGTTCTGTATGCCATATCATCCAGTAATACTACAGCACCAACATCCGGTTGGCAGACAACAGCTCCAGCCTGGAAAGATGGATATTACATTTGGAGTAAAACTAAAGTTGTTTACACGGATGGCGACATAGTATATACAGATGCAGCTTGTATCACAGGTGGCAAGGGAGAAACAGGCAATGGTATAAGTTCAATAATTGAGCAATATTATTTATCATCCTCTGCAACTTCCCTTTTAAATGGTAGCTGGTCTAATTCACGTCCAACTTGGAAAAATGGTTGGTATATATGGACACGATCCGTTATTAATTACACAAACGGCAACAGCATTACTACAGAGGCTATTTGTGTTACTGGAGAAAAAGGAGAAACTGGGGATGATGGTATAAATGGTGATTATTTTGAATATCGGTACGCTGTTAATGGCTCCAGAAGTACACCGCCTTCACTGAGTAAAACGAGCCGTAATCCTTCGGGATGGAGCACAACCGTTCCAACTGTAGGAAACTTGCAATACTTATGGTTTACAGTAGCAAAAATCAATGGTGAAACAAATTCATTGATACAGAACTGGAGTACACCAGCCCGGCAAACTCCGTATGATGGAGTGGATGGTAGAAATGGAGATACTGGTCCGACTATGGTTTATCGTGGTGTCTATGGCAGCTCTAAAGTTTACTATGGTACTTCAAAGCGTGTAGATGCAGTAAAATATAACGGACACTATTATGTTGCCAGAGTGGATGCCGGAAATGGCTTTCAAAATCATGTACCTACCGATACTGCTTATTGGAATGATTTCGGTGCTGAGTTTGAGAGTATAGCAACTAATTTGCTATTGGCTGAGGGTGCTAATATCGGAGATTGGTTTATGAGTGGTGGAAAGATTGTTTCTACACTCTTGGATGGTAATAAGATCATTCTTGATGCTTCTATGGCTTGTATATTGATAGAATCCAGCCGTTCTGGTGGTGATTATTCAGAAAGCCAATATCAGGGATCTAAAATTACGATAGATGCGAATAACGGCTTGATTGAAGTCCGAAGTAAAAGCAATAGCCGTGTAGCCTATATGTCGCCTACGGGTATCTTTTGTAATAATGCAGAAACACAAGCTGTTTCGGCTATTTTGGGTTATACGCATAAGGCTTCTATCGTAGGGCTTGGATTTGGTACTGTGAATAAAAGTGATTGGAACAATGAAAACTTTTTAGCTGGCGTATATGGTAGAGCTTCAAACAGTGGCACAGCCCCCGCTTATGGTGGCTTCTTCCAGAATTTGATGGCAGCAGGTCTATTTTTACATAGAAAGGCTATAGAAGAAAGCTCTTCTTCTGTTTATTTGTCTGAAACAGACAGCTTGGTTATTGGATATTCAAGAAACCGGCAAATCGTTTACCTCCCTTCTGATGGTGTGATTGGTAGGACTATATTTTTTAAGCAATGGTGGACAGGATATATGAGAGTTTACCCACGTAGCGGAAATGAGTTGTATGATGATCACACCCAAAATGATTATTATGATATTGGCGAAGGTCAGGGTGCTATATTCCATTTTACAGTGGGGTATGTCGATGGTGTAAAAAAATCAGCATGGTTAGTTAGTAGATATAAATTTTAATATTATGATTGAATATGGCTATATAGACGAAAACGGATCTCTTGTTTCTAAATTTTTAGAGGAATACAGTGAGAAGTTTAAAAATGAAGAAACTGGAGAGATTGAAACGAGAATAGTATCAATCCAGGAGCAACAAGCTGAGTTGTCCGCTTTAGGATGGAAAAATGTAGAGCTTGTGGATGATACTAAATTACAATGTCCTGAATACTATAGCGTTCGTATTGTACCTTATGACGCTGGAGATAAAATAAGCTATAAATACGAGCAAAGATTTAACGCTAAACTTGTTCGGAATAAGATAGATGAACTGAAAGCCTCTCTTACCAGCAATGACAGCGTTATAGGTGATTATCGTATAACGAAATGTTATGAGGCTTCTTTAATCGGGCTTGATATGCCGTATGATATAGAGAATCTTCACCAGCAAAGGCAGAGTGTACGGGATGAAATAAACAAATTGGAAGCCTTAATAGCTTCAAAAATATAATTCTCTGTATTAAATGGTGTATATGTACGCCAAATAAATTATATTTGCAGTTATTAATCAATAACTTAATAAAATATGGATTGGGCAGCATTATTTGCGTGTATAACAGCTTTGGGTACGGGCTGGTTTGCGTATAATCAGTTAAAGCATAATCGGCTTGCTGATATTAAGGCTAAAGAACTTGAAAGACAATTAGAAAGAAAAAGCACTCGCAGAAGTGAAAACTCTGCTCGTGTGTATGGTGAAATTCATAAAGTGTTGAATGATCTTTCATGTGATCGTGTGTATATTATACAACCATATCCTTTAGGAGATAATCATTATCTCACAATCTTGTATGAAGTTACCGCTAAAGGGGTTGCCCGTATTAGTGACTTTTGGCAAGATATTAAGATGTCTGAACTTCCAAAGTTTACGGCTTCAATGGCTCGAAATGAACTTATGCTGATACGTGATATTGATAGTTTGGATGGAACACGTGCAAAGGCTATGTTTAGCTCCAATGGAACACAGTCTTTAATCGTTCAAAAATTACATGATACTACCCATGATTGGGTTGGTTCTTTGGTCTGTGATTTTACAGAATCCATCCCTGATGATTTTGATGAGGAAGCAATCAGGAAAAAACTTCATTTTGCAGCCATGCACATTCAGTATATCCTTCCAGAAGTAAAAGAGCGCAAGTTATGAGAGTAACAGAATATCTGAAAGAACTTATCAAAAATGGATCAGGGCACAGTAGCAAGAGTTTTTTTCTTGTTGCCGTTACCTTAATGGGGTGCTTCCTTCTGCTTATTGTCGGTTTTATTTTGGTTTATGAAGTAATCGTAAACAAGTCTATCAAAACCGATCTTATGGGATTATCGGCTTTTGTCGGTGCTATCACTGCTTTGTTTGCTTCGGCTGGAGTAACTAAATGTTTAAGCGAAAAAAATGAAAATAAAAACGTATGAAAGTATTATTAGACAACGGACACGGAGAAAATACACCAGGTAAAAGATCTCCGAAGTGGTCGGACGGATCACAGTTATTTGAGTGGGAATATGCCAGAGAAATTGCCAAAGGCGTATATAACCAATTACGAGCAAAAGGTATAGATGCCGAATTGTTGGTAAAGGAAAATATAGACGTACCTTTAGCAGAAAGAGCCAGAAGAGCAAACGAGATAGCAGCCCGATACGGTAAGACAAAAACGCTTCTTGTTTCTATTCATTGTAACGCTTCTGGAACTGGCAAGGGTACAGGATGGGAAATACATACCAGTCCTGGAAAAACAAAAGCTGATGATTTGGCGCAAGTTTTCTGGGATATGGCTAATAGAATGTTTGGAGGAACTTGGAAAATTAGAGGTGATTGGTCGGATGGGGATGGAGATTGGGAAAATAATTTCTACATTCTCAAAAAGACTTCATGCCCGGCTGTTTTAACGGAAAACTTCTTTATGGATAATGAAACAGATTGCAAGTTTCTACTATCTCCTGAAGGAAAGGCTCAAATTATCCAGTTGCACGTTGATTCAATCCTTAAATATATAGAAGAGTATGCGTAAATTTTTATTTATTGCGCTTGTTTTACTCGTAGGAACAAATATCTTTCTGTTTAAACGATTGGATAGCGTAAGGAAAGAACGTGATCGCTTGGATAGTAATCAAGCAGCATTACTTTCAGATGTGGAACACTACAAAACGGAAGCAGGGAAAAACGCTACTTCTGTTTTAAGGCTGGAATTGACGAAAAATGAGTTGGAAAAGAAAAACAAGGATCTTACCAAAACAGTAGATGATTTGAATATAAAGCTCAAACGCATTCAGGCAGCTACAACAACAGCCACTAAAACGGAAATAGAAATAGAAACAAAAGTACGTGATAGCATAGTGTATCGCAACCAGCTTGATACTCTTTTAAATTTTCGATGGCGTGATTCTTGGATAGATTTAAGAGGAACTATTGATAAAGGGGTATTATTCGCTAAGATAGAAAGTGCCGATACATTACACCATATCATACACAAGATACCGAAAAAGTTTCTTTTCTTCCGATTTGGGGTGAAGGCTATAAAGATGGATGTTGTAAATTCAAATCCACACAACAAAATTACATATACTGAATATATAGAGCTAAAAAAATAGCTTTTGTAGAATACTTTTTTCATTTCAGAACGTGCATACTGAGAAGTACGCACGTTTTTTGTATCTTTGCAGTGCCGAATTTATATCGGTGTTGCATTAGTGAAAACCTCGCTTCTTTTTGTAGAAGTGGGGTTTTCCATTTTCTTTGTAGAAAGCCTAATTATTATACTATTTCTACAAATATTCTACAAAAATCACAATATCCGTTGTAATCCACTGATTATTAGAGTTAGAACAAGACTTTCCTAAACTTTAGATCCGGGTTCGATTCCCGGCGAGACTACTTTTGTCCTTCTTTCTTTTTATCTTATTTTATTAATAGATAGCGAGTTATATTTGACTTTTGAGTGTTTTGTATATCGTTTTTGTAAAGAGAAAATAAATAAAAGAAGATTTTTTCTTACCGCAATTCTTACCGCATCCTTGTTTTGTCGATAAAATATTGTCTATATTTGCGTAAGTTAAATAAACAGATATATTATGGCAACAGTAAAATTCTATTTGACACGTCCGAAGTCAGATAAGCCTACCGCTATTTTTTTTCTGATGAATTACGGTGCATATACTATTTTACCCGATGGGAAGAAAAAGTACTTACCGTTGAAGTATTATACTAATGAGACAATTTTGCCGGAAAGATGGGATACGAAAGTTGGTGCTCCGATCGCTCCTACAGCGAGGAATCACCGGATGAACGCTGGTGAGTATAGAGAACTGAAAGCGGCTTTGGATAATATCGAAGTTACGGCTAAAGATGTGCTACGTCGGTTGGAGAATGACGGTATCCTGCCAACGAATGAGCTACTAACAAAGGAGTTGGATAAGATATTTAAAGGTTACAAGGAGATAGAACCGGATAGAGATGTCAAGGATTTACTTTGTTTTGTCAAATCCTTTATAGAGAAAACTGATAAGAAACCTAATACTGTGAAGGGGTATAAGCAAACAGCTCGTGAGATTGAGGGGTATATTGCATTAACAGGGAAAAGGCTACAATTTGAGAATGTAGACTTGGATTTTTATTTGTCATTTGTTGAATATTTAACGAATAAAGGTTATTCTCCAAATACGGTTGGTGCTCGTATAAAGGATTTGAAAATGTTTATGAATGAGGCTTATGAACGTAATCTACATACAAATATGGATTTCAAAAAGAAGCGTTTTAGTAAGCCTAAAGAGGAAACCTATTCTGTCTACCTCAATAGTGATGAGCTAAAGAAAATCTATAAGTGTGACTTAAGTGATGAACCTCGATTGGATCGGGTTCGGGATTTGTTTTTGATAGGCTGCTGTACAGGATTACGTTTTAGTGATTTGTCTTTGTTGAGTTCTGATAATATTGATAATGTAGAGAGTGTAATTACTATAAAGACTGTGAAAACCGGTAGGACTGTAGTTATCCCTTTGCATGCGATAGTTCGGCAGATATTGCAGAAATATGATAATGAGTTGCCTCGTGTTCCTTCAAATCAAAAATTTAATGATTATATCAAAGAGATTGCGAAGAAGGCTGAGATTAATGAGCCAATCTTATTGCAAAGAACAAAAGGTACTTTAACTTATGCTGAAACGAAGCCTAAATATGATCTTGTAACGAGTCACACGGCTCGGCGTTCTTTTGCCACGAATGCTTATTTAGCAGGATTGCCACCCATTAGTATAATGAAGATAACGGGACACAAGACGGAATCTTCATTCATGAAGTATATTAAGATCTCGGAGAAGGAGAATGCTATACAGTTGAAAGGACATGAATTTTTTAATCAGATAGTAACTTGCTAATTGATTATTTTTATGGAAAATGTAAGATCGTATTGTGATGATATTCTAGATGTTATACATAAATTTGGGGAAGAGTATATCTATGACCCCAGAACTAAAATCATTGATGGGAAAGATTTGTTTGTTTCTGTTGATAATAATATCAATAACGATATTGCATACTCTGATGATTCGGACAATAGATCGAATGAGGCTTGTGTGAATTTGGGTTTAACTTTTGCGGTTGGTCAACATTGTGAGAAATTACGTGTAAAATATGTAGATGCAATAAAATCTCGATTGTTAGGGATGGATCCTAAAGCTAGAATGGTCTATGCGGAGGAAATATTACAGCGTTTATATGAAATACAGCTAAATCATCCCATTTTTCATTCCAAAGTATTTCAAAAGTTTGTTATACCAATTTTCTTCTCAGATGTCACAGAAGCTTTTGAACGATATGATATTAATTTGCGAAATGTTCTAATTGATTGCCAAAAAAGGCATGGTACGTTCTTTTGCTATTGGTTAAAGTTCTTCAAACCCCATTCTGATACGATAGGGGTACAAAGATGTATTTATAGTGAAAGTGATATTATTGATGATTCGTCAGATGATTCTCAAGATGAACTATTGAATTACTCTCAAAGTGAACTGTCAAATGTTTCTGATAACGGTAGCGATAGATCATCAAGCTATGGTGAAAGTGATATTCATGATAATTCGTTGGATATTTCTCAAAAAGAACCGTTGAATTACTCTCAAAGTGAACTGTCAAATGTTTCTGATAAGGGTAGCGATAGGTCATCAAGCTATGGTGAAAATGATATTCTTGATGATTCGTCGGGTGTTTCTCAAAAAGAACCGTTGAATTACTCTCAAAGTGAACTGTCAAATGTTTCTGATAAGGGTGGCGATAAATCATCATATAAGGAAGATAGGTTCTACAACCTATTTAACGGCTATAACGAGGATGTTGTACATAAACTGATAGAGAAACTGGAGGAGTTTAATATCGTAAGAGAACAGCGGTATGTCCATAAGACGAAGAATCATTTGGCCAAATTAATAATATTCATGAAAGACCAGGAGATTCTTAGATATAGTAAAATGATAATTGTAGCACGCATCTTTTATGACTATTTTAATGTCGTAGTTAGTAAAGCGTCAATAGGAGAAAATAGTGTTACTGAGAGAAATTTACGTGAGATAGAGAAAAAGGGGATTGAAGGACTTTCGAAAGAAGAAATCTCGAATTTTAAGCTTATTTGTGCTCATTTCTCTAAATAGTTATTTCCATTTGGAAATAATGGAAAAAGTGGAAATGTGTGATTGATAAACTTTGTGCCATTAATTTAAATTATTTGTTAATGAAACAAAGTATATTAATCCAACAGGCTTCACTTTCAGATATTGAAGCTGTAGTACGTAAAGTATTAGATGATATATTAGATGATCTAAAGCTTCAGAAGAGCGAAGATTCTATCCGGCTTCTTACTCGTACGGAGGCTGCGAAGATGTTGCGGATTTCTTTGCCAACTTTGGCCGATTGGACAAGACAAGGAATGATTCCCGCTCAACGAATAGGAAGACGTGTCCTTTATGCTATTTCCGATATCGAGAATACTTTAGAAGGAAAGAAGGGAGGACGTAAGAATGGATGAGATAGCTTCTAAATACTATGTGTATCTATCAAGCTGTAAGGAAGGACATGATTCATGTACTGAATATAGTAGTATGGTTCATGATATGGTACATGGTCATATGTTATATGATACGGTTGACTTTGTTCTTAATCAGAAAGATGTTCCAGAAATAGATTTGTTAGCGGAAGTGTCGCCATATTTGATGGATAGAAGTGATTGTATTGGTAATGATGGCCTCCCTTATGTACGTGGGAAATATAAGGGGTATAATGTGTATGTAAATACTCATATTCTAAAAATCAATGCTTGTAGCTTATGTAAGTATTACTACGGTACCAACATGCACGATTTCCCTTTAGAGGACGTACGGAAAGCCATTGAGGGGATAGGAGAGGATTTAAACATCCCTATGGATAAGGTCACTGTGACTAGAATGGATTCAGCAATGGATTTGGAGTTACAGCGGTCTCCAATAGAATATTTCAATCGGATGTTAGATTTACCTTATTTTAGGCGTCTTTCATATCCTACAGGAATTACGTTTCAAACAGCAGAGAAAGAACTTTCGTTTTACGATAAAGGAAAGGAACAGGGGAGTAATAATAAGAATATAGCTCGATGCGAGTTTCGGATAAAGAAAGTTAGGAAGTGCTTTGGGAAATCGGTTACTGCGTCAATGTTATATGATCCTAGCTTTTGGAATGATTTGCTGGATCGGTTCTTGTCTTGTTATTCCAAAGTCAAGGTGAGTAAAGAGTCTTTGCCGCTTGATAAGATAGATGGAGTAAGAAGTTTGCTAAATAGTACCTTACGTGAGTCTGTTAATCGTAATGGATTTGATCCGTTGAGGTCTAGATTGAAGGCTCGTGTGCGTGATGGAAAATTGACGCAAAGAGCCTACAAGTCTATTATAGAGAAGATCAAGAGGTGTTGTTTCTCTTCTCAAGGAAAAGACGTTGGCCCAGAGATAGAAGAATTTGATGTGAAATTCAGGTCATTTTTGAAGTTAAAGAGATTTGATTAAATATCATTGTTTTGCCCATATTTGAGGCTTACAACGTATTTAGGCTTAGTTTTTTCCTAATAAAATGTAGGAAATAATACCCTTGTCGGGGATCTGTCAAATAAATTTAGAGAGGTGGGGGATATTTCCGGGGAGGTGGTATCTCTCGCTTCTTTTGTTTTTAGAGGATATTGTTCTGTAAATGATTTTCCAAAAAAGAATCACGATAAAACGGAATTTAGAAAATGTTCGTTATATTTGCGTGAGGTAATCACTAAAAGATGAAACAACAGATAATTAATAAGCTAAGAGGCTTTTTCTCTTTGCAACCAATAGAGAAAGCATGGGTGTTTGGTTCCTGTTCACGTGGAGAGGAGACGAAGGATAGCGATATTGATATTCTGGTTCGTTTTGACTCCCACGCTCGTATTACATTATTCAAGTATGCGGGTATGGTGGAAGCTCTAAGCCAATTGTTGCATCGTAAGGTTGACTTGGTGGAGGAAGGACAATTGAAGGATTTCGCCGTTTCTTCTGTAGATCGGGATAAAATATTGATATATGAGAGAGAAGCCTAAAGACGATACACGTCTACGGCATATGCTGGAGGCGATAAATAATGTCATTGAGTTCACGACAGATGTGACTTTTGAGGAGTATTCAAGGAACAAGATATTGCGTTTTGCGGTCATCAAGAATTTGGAGATTGTAGGGGAGGCTGCTTATTTGATTACAAAGGAATTTCGGGAGGAACATCAAGAGATCGCATGGAATGAGGTCATAGGCATGCGCCATGTGTTGGTGCATGGATATTATCAGATTCGGGATGAGATTGTGTGGGGAACCATTCAAACAGATCTATTTCCGCTTAAGGATAAGATAGAACGGTTGCTCTGTAAATAACTCAATGTATTGTTTTAGAAAATAACCCTTTATTGGGGGGGATATCAAATAAATTTAGAGAGGTGGGGGATATTTCCGAGGAGGTGGTATCTTTCGCCTCTCTCATTTTTAATACGATCACTATCAACCAAGTTACCAATCTCGTACTTTTCGGCAAACTGCTATACGATAGTGTATCGTTGGCGTATAAGGCGTTTTTAAGCCCGTTTTAGGCTATATAACCCCGCCCCTATATTCCTATATGTTTTCTTGAAATGTTTTGTGAGTAGCTTTAAATAAGATTCTCTGCGATTTTCTTTGCCTTTTGTTTTATATGTAATACATTTGCGATGTATTGAAAATAACGTAGAAGCGTTAAGATATTATCTCACATTTGGAATCTGGACAATTTCATCGAGCGGGATAATAGCCAAGATGCTCCTGCGCTTATGTCGTTATATATTTCCTTTACGGGAGAACTATATACGCTCATAAAGCGTGGGGCTATTGTATATTATCGTTCGATGGGCAGTCCAGAGCCTCAAATGTGATAATATCAATAGTCCCTACGCTTTTTATTTAAAAACCACCGAACGAAGGGGACAGGGAGGAACAACTTGTTTTTTTATGATTCAAAATATCTGGTCTCGTATTGTGGATTGGTTCTCTAACGTAACAGATAGAAGAGAACTGTTATCTTCGTTTAATAATGCAGCTAAAAATGCTTATATATTGGGTATAACCCCAACTTTAATTGAGGCAAGAACATCTGTTGGCGAAATTAGTTATCGACATGAATTCTCAAAATTCTTATCTGGAGGATTTAGAATCAAAGCACTTTCAGGAACAGCTCTTACTCGTGAGGAACAAATGCAAATAGGTCTTGTCATACTATCGGATGAAATGTTAGTGAGGCACTTGATTTCATTAGGTTGGGATACTTTAGAGGTTCATGATTCAGTAGGGAAAAGGGGACTCAAATGGGAATTAAAGAAATTTTCAAATATAGGAGGAGCATTGTCGTGTGGAAGATATTGAGGAATTTTAGTAAGAAAAGAGAGAATCATAAAGACGATTCTTTTAAAGAAAAGATAATGTCATGTAGAAATCAAGAAATCAGTATGGATGCCGTTATGAATAATCTTTTTCTATCAAAACGATTATATGATCTTTTGAAAGTGAAGTGCCATCCAGATCGATTTATTGAGCCAACACAAAAAGAGATAGCAACAGGGATATATCAAAATATCACTAAATATAAGACAGACTATCAACAGTTATTGAATATAAAAGAACAAGTAAAGGAACAACTTAATATAACATTTTAAATATAGTACTTATGAAATGTAGAAAGAACTTATCAAACCCGAATGTAAAAGATTGTATGCAATGTGAATATCAAGATCTTTGTAAGATGGAATCTATCCTTGGATCAGCGAAAGAGATCTCTAATATTCACACAGAAAGCACAAAAGGTATCATGAATAAGATAGATGAAATAGATACTACCGCAGAACGAAAGATTGGGCCTTTATGGAACATTTTTAGAGCGCTTGTTTTTTCTATGATATTAGCTGCGATTTGCTTATCAATAGGTTATGCTTGTAATGGACATGTTTGATGATTATTTGTAAAAATATATAGATATGTTTGGCTTTTTAAGAAGAAAGATAGAAGAGGCTACATTGAATGCTATATTTAAAGTGGCATTAGAGGGAATGGAGAACTTTAATTTTCCTGGGGGGCTTACCAATGCGGGCAAATTTGAACTATTGATGTTTGATATATGGTTTGGAACAATATTTGTAGAAAAACGAGGTCTTGACTTTGATTTTGATTTGAAGTTAAAAAAGATAGATTCTTTCTTGACACAAATAGCTGAAAAGTTACATTTGCCTACTAATGGAGGCTTTGAAGCTCTATACCTTCTTCGACAAGAAGGCTGGGATTATGATTTATATCATTTGCTTCATTCCGATTACCCTAGAACAAAGCAATATATCTCGAGATATTTATATTTATGTATAGTTGTAGAACCTTTTATGTTATATGATATGGGAGAATGTTTCTATAGATTAGCGCGACTTTATGAGGAGAATAAAAATAGTAATGAGGATATTTTATTTGTTGGAGCTTTTTACGATCATCATAGTTGGCTTGTGAAACGTTTACGTCAACAAATAGATCACAGTTAAGGTGTTTGCCAATAGAGAAGGAGTTGGCGGAAAAGCTACGATCTTACTTCTCTGATAAAAAATTGATTCTGGTAGCTGGTTTCGTACCCCGGTCTCATGTTTTGAGTATTGGCAAGTGATGAAACGTTTTTTATGGGAGGACTATCGAATAGAGTGGAGATCCCCGGTTGAATTGAATCCTACTATATTCAAGGATGATCTTTAGGAGGTATTTGGGGTACGAATGGCTTTATTTGGCGTGGATCGGGGCGGCACCAAAGGAGGAGGCTGCGAGTGGATGCGGAAGGCGGCGGCGGGGACACCAGCCCCGTTTTCTCTTGTGGTGCTTGGCGATGAGGATATGAAACATGAGCCTATTCCTTGCGAATAAGGGGTGATAACTGATAAAGGGGTTATTTATAGATCCGTCCTATATCGTGTCTTAGAGGGCAAAAGAAACGGCCTGAATGCAAATAACACTAATTAAAAGAAAGCGGTAAAGTTGTGAATATGGTAAAAACGAGGTTTTTGATCTTCTATTCGATAGTGTGTACTATGGTATTAAATAAGTTGTTCCTAATTTGAGGCGTTATGGTGTTTTTGGTGTTAGCTTGTATAAGTTTGATTATCTTTGAATTATCGGTTTTTATAATCCTTGCATTTAAGACAAGGCCGGTGCGATGGACATTTAAGTCTTTTTGTCTTTGGTTGGTTTCTTTGGTCTCGTGGTGTTGTTTTCCACCATTGTACGTATGGATTGAGCGGAAGTGGCGGCAGGCTAGTCTAAGAAGGGCGCTATTTGTGCTGTTATCCCCAGTCTCTTTTCTTTTCTTGGTGGATGCCTGTACGCTCGATCCGCATCGCTTCATCCATAACCTTGATAGCCTGATAATAGATCTCAATGCTATTAATAGAGACTGGACAGGGATTGATACGCTGTTATCTCTAATCTCTCTTATTTACTTAGTATATATCTGTTCATTGGTATGTAAGTGCGTCAATAAGCCTTTCTATAACCGAAGAGATCTTTCAAGCAAGGTAGGGATAGGGGCAGCATACAAGATTGTAAATTCTCATGGCCGAAATGGGGATACGGATGAGGTTGACATTAGGCTTGATTCGGGTAGTGAAACGGAGAGTTCCAACAAAGGATGAAGACGAATCCCCCGGCTCATTGGAGTATATCGGAAGATGGTGATTTCCCATTCGATGAGAATTAGATGATGGAATTTACTTCTTTATGGATATAGATCCTAGAGAGAATAAGGCATATATGTGATATGGAGGGACTTCGATAATTGGAGTCGGAATGATTTTCGCCATACAAGATCCTTGGTGGTAGGTCGAAAATGAAACAAGTTACCGATGGTAAATCGAGGTTTTTTGCAATCTTTGTGTTAAAGAATTTATGTATAGAGAGAAGTTAGCCATGATGAAAAATACTTACAGAACTATCTATGGAGCGATTGCTGGTGATATTATAGGTTCGATGTATGAGTTTCGTTCTGTCAAGAGCAAAGACTTCGAGTTATTTCCGTATGGTGCCTGTTTTACAGACGATACGGTGATGACATTAGCTATCGCACGATGGCTAATGGAGGATGTCACCCGCTCAGAATACACGCTTGTAGACACTATGTGTGAATTTGGCAACCGTTATCCGGCTGTTGGCTACGGTGGCCTTTTCTGCAATTGGTTATGTAATGATCCAACCCCCTATAACTCATGGGGGAATGGTTCCGCTATGCGTGTTAGTGCGGTAGGCCTTGTTGCTAAGACTTTGGATGAATGCTTGCGCTTAGCGAAACAAACAGCCGCAGTATCACACAATCATCCGGAAGCTATAAAGGGAGCGCAGGCTGTAGCTGCAAGTATATTCATTGCGCTACATTGGACTGGGGAAATAGACGAATTAAAAGTACACATAAGAGATTTTGTTACCAATCAGTTCGAATATAACATGAACCGTACATTGAATGAGATTCGGCCCCGATATGAATTTGATGTATCTTGCCAAGGTAGCGTGCCTGAGGCTATCATCGCATTTTTAGAAGCCGATAGTTATGAAGATGCGATAAGAAATGCCGTGTCACTCGGTGGTGACGCTGATACGCAAGGTGCTATAGCTGGCGCAATAGCGGCTTGTGTTTATCCAATTCCTGAATACATTATTAAAGAGTGCCAGAAACGTTTATCCGATGATCTGTTGAAGGTCGTCATCCGTTTTGAGGATTATCTTGACAATGAATGGCAAAATAAGATTAGTTTGCCCTGTTCGTGCTTGCAACCCAAGCGTGAAACGGTTGAGCCTGAGAAATATGTAGATATTATACGAGACAATATTGATTTGATACACAAATCAATTAAAATCGCAGTGGTGATGGTTGCATTTATATTGGTCAAAATATTATGGGTTTACTGGTCGTGTACTGATAATGGTACATGGGAGGATGAGAAGGGGGAACTCATTCAACGTCGGGATTTCCTGATCGATCGTGTAGTAACTTCACCACGTGCGTTGTTGTGTGAAATGCCAGAAGGAATTGGAACGCAATTTCAAGGTGAGTGGGCGTTGTATTCTTGTTCAATGCTGGCGGCAGCCTTATTCAATATGTCGAAACTTTATCCCGAAACAAAAACAGAGAATCTAGAGAACATAGATAATCTTATTGAGATGGTACTTTCCTTTGAGTTGAGAAAATATGATGCTGAGCGTTGGGGCGAGGATCCTCTGGAAACATTGGATGGTGACAGGAGTCATATTTCATATATCAGTCATCTTGCGTGGATGATAAGCGAGTATAAGATGGCCGGAGGAAATGATAAATATAATAACTTGTTTGATGATCTTTGCGGAACTATGAATCGTCGGCTTCTTCGAAGTAAAAGTCTAAACTTACCAACATATCCAAGCGAATGTATATATGTCCCTGATATGCTTGTTGCGATTGTCGCACTGAATAATTACTCGAAATTAAACAAGGGAAAATATATTTCTACGGTACGTAAATGGGTACGAAAGGCTAAATCTGAATGGCTTGACAAAGAAACAGGCCTACTTGTCTCATTTTTGAGTGAGGATGGCATACCGTTTAAAGCCGCCCCGGTGAAAGGCTCGTACTCCGCATTAAACTGTCTATACCTCACGCAGATAGATTCAGTATTTGCAAGAGAGCAATATCATAGGCTCAAATCCCATTTTTTGCAATCAGGTTTATTGTCTGGTATACGGGAATATCATGATTATTCGTGTTGGTTGGGATTTGACATTGATGCAGGCCCGGTACTGTTCAACCTCAGTCCATCCGGAACAGCATTCGCTGTGGGGGCAGCAACATATTTCAATGACGTGAGAGTACGTAATAATTTCTTACGTACGGCGGAAATTGCAGGACATAGTGTGATGTGGAACAATACTCGACATTATTTACTAGCGGAAATAGCACTTGTTGGGGAATGTATCATGTTGGCAATGCGAACAACAACTCCATAGGAAAGAAATGGAACTTTATATGACCATGTGATTTAATTATAAGGGATAGCTGCCCTAAATAGAAATGTAAGTGTTATAGATCTATTTTATACAGAACCTTCGAGTGCAAAAGAATTGGATTGGATACGAGATTATGATAATTATAAAGAAGGAGTATGAATAAGGTAAAATAGTAGTTCTTAATTTGAGGCGTTATGATGTTTTTTTTATTAGTTAGTGTGATAGTTTGGGGTGGTGGGTTACTGGCTTTCATAATCCTTCTATTTTGGGCAAGGCCGGAGCGATGGACATTTAAGTCTTTTTGCCTTTGGTTGGCTACTTGGGTCTCATGGGGATGTTGTCCGCCTTTGTACGTGTGGATTGAGCGGAAATGGCGGCGGGCGAGTTGGAGAAGGTGTTCTTATGCGCTGTTATCCCCTATCTCTCTTATTAGCTTAATATATGTTTGCTCGTTTGTATCAGATATCGTCAATAAGCCGTATGGGAGCCGTATGGAGATCTCATACAAGGTAGGTGTAGGATTGCCAGCGTACGAGGTTATAGATCGCACCTATGGAAAAAAGTCGTTCACTTTGGACTATATTGATCGGATAGATATTAAGTTTGAACCGGGTCGTGAAACGGAGAGATTCTATTGGTGGATGAAGACGAATCCCCCGGCTCATTGGAGCATGTCGGAGGATGGTAGTTTTTACTTTAATGAGATTTCGGAAGATGGAACCTTCTTCACAATGCGTATAGATCCCCAGAAGGGTACGGCATGCATAGAATATGGAGCGTGGTAGATAACTGGGGTTCGATTGTTAGGGGGAGGCCTTGTACCTGTGGACGGCAGCAGGGGGCTTCTATCATTCCTCTGTTTCCCTTTGGATGTTTATGAGTTAAATAAACTACTTGCGATACCGCTGTATGGCAGTGTAATTTGGATATAAATATTGATTTCGCAGTGCAAATGTGATGTTTACAGATACGATTAAGGAGAGGTTTTATTACCGCTATTCTTACCGCAGGATCTTTGTCTTAAATTATTAAATTGATTTATAGGTGTTTATAGTGATTATTGGTATTCCCGGCGAGACTACTATGTTGATTTTTAGATAGCTTATTATCAGTTCGTTGTGTTTTGTTATCCGTGAATTTGCACAACGGTTGCACAACATCTATACGGTGAGGATTTGTTTTCATCTTTCATTGGATAATCTCTTGTTTTAAGGTATAGGGGGAATTTTTACTACTCAATACTAATTTAGTTTCATTTTACATTTGATTATTGCATCCTAGTGGAGTCGTTCCTATAATAATTTGTTTGTCCCTTTCGTGCGGCAATAAGGGGAATCGCTTTTTTGCTCGAATATCTGAATTATAAATCTACGTTCATGGGAATGTCACAAATCATGGTTGACAAAATCTGCTTACAGTTCCCTGCCATTGAATCGGTGACCCCAATCCGAACGGGGGGACGGTGTCGGTCTAAACGACCCCCCTCTGTTGTGGTGTCCACTAGATAGACATCGTTTGTAGGGGTGTTAATTGAACTAATACCCTTTTCATCTAATCTTTGTTTGGTCATTCCTGCATGCAATTCTGGTACATGGCAAACATCCGAAAAACAGACGGGGTTAGTCTGATTAAGGGAGGCTCTGAACTACAATTAGACGAAAAACCAAAGTTGGATTGTCGTAAATATTTGATACAAAAGCTAAACGTATTTTTGCGTTCAGATTGATTATTAGATAGATATAAATAAGCCTCAACCGATAATAGCCGGGATGCTAGGTTTTTCGGTTGAGGCTTGTCCAGAATGCGACTAAAGTTAGCCATTGCCAATTGAATGAATCCGGATCAAGGAAGGGTATTTATCGCATGCAAATTTCCGAGTTTGCAGAGTTATCCTCAACTATTCAAGTCGTTTTCTCGTGTACATATCCACAATATTACGCTTGCCGGTATTACGGACTGTCTTACTGCCGCCTTTCTCCAACTCCACTATACGTTTGCGTATATCTGCCACTTCCTTCATGAGATCCGATAATACCCCGGTTATCATGCTGACCTGTCTCAACAATAATTTATCGTCCATATCTATTAAAACTCAGTCCTGTTAAGTAATTTGAAAACGCTCTTTCTCTGGAAAAATATGCGGCTCTTTACCGTACCTATGGGTTTCTTTGTCCGGTCGGATATCTCCAGATAGTTATATCCTTCCATGAACAAGGAAAGCTCGATCATCCCCTTGTCACGCATGACCCTGTTAACTCTTTGATACTCGTCCCTGATGTCTTGGAGTATATCGCCGTCCTCCAGCATATCACACGCATAGATAGCCGGATCACCCACGGGAACGGGCCTGTAACGCAAACATTGATTATGATATAGATTTCTCATGATGACGGCGCACCAGCCCCTAAAGTTGTCACCATACCGGAACTTATCGAGGTTATCCAATATACGGATATTGGCATCTTGCACTAGGTCTTTCGAGTCGTTAACGTTCCCGCAAAGATGGAAGGCGTAAGCGAATAGGTACTTTTGAACGCTTTCCAGTCGTTTTATATTTGATTTACATGTGTCCATGCCTTTTATCTTGATTGAAATTAATAATCTTGCAACTATCCGATATTCGGTTGCTTGTCGTTCGTGAGCTTATCCGATTCCCTATATCTTCGTGAAATAGTCTCTGGTCGCCTCTCAATAGGGATATCTCTTTTAATATTACATCCAATTTGAGATTTAGCATATCTATCCTCTCGTTCACCGTTAACGTCCTCTCATCTTCCATATCGGCCTCCTTGTAATGATACGGTCATGGCCTTATGGAAAATACGGTTAGCATTATGTTTTCCTTCGATCAAGACCTTTAATCCTTCTATCTCGTTGTTCAATCTGCAATTTTCCTTGCATAAGGTTGATACAGTCTTACTTAGGGCCTCAACCTTGATTGTCAACATATCTATCGCCTCATTCATTTGTGGCCTCCCTTCTTGCTAAACATGGGAACCATAACGGCATGAACAGGGCGTTTCACGCCTTTTAGCTCATCAACGGCTTGTCGCAGTTCCTTCACTTCGTCAAACAACATATTGTAGTCCTTTGCTAGGCCAATAATAAAGTCCGAATAGAACTTAATTTGTTCCCTATAAAGCTGGAGGCTTTTTTGAATCTCTTCCATTATAGCGTACCTCCTTCCAGTCCGGCCAAAATGAATGCGGACATCAATAAGATTAGTACCTTGACATAGCCGATAACGTCGTTCCTGTTATCGCATTCGAGCAAGCCGAATGATAATGCTTTTAGTGATTTGGCGATGGATCGCCATGATAAGACGTTTATAGATACCTGTCTTTTGGCTTGTTTTCCTAATGATAAATACATGACTTGATTTTTATAATCGGGGGTGCCGAAAATTCGGCTGACTCCCTTCGTTTAATATATCGTGATTAGATTCTCTACCTTGAATGACCGGAACCCGTTCGCCTCAACGTCAAAGTAACGGACGGTCTTGTAATTTTCCGAACCTGTGCCTTTGATGAGGTTCGAAACGTCTTTAAGCGTTCCTTTCGCCTTTCTCAAGCTTCTGTCCGCTTTCTCGTAAGCGAATGTTACTATTTCCCGGCGCATCCGCTTGGTGAGGCGGTACAACGCCCACGCCTTGGACAGGCATACCGCAAATGCCTTTCCCGTTGCTCTCATAAGCTCATGAGCCTGTTTGAATACTTTTGTCCTAAAATTCTTCATGATCGTATAGTTTTATGTGTTAGTAATCCTGTTTATGCTATGTACATCCAATATTCACGAATGTATGTCTCGGCCTCCGCTTTGTAATCCACGTTATAAATCTCGCAAGCCTCTTTCTCTGTCATAGCCTCTAGTTCGGCTAGCTCGTTGTTCATGTAATCCTCGTTTGTCATAGCTTTGTAATGTTTTAATTTTCGATCGTGTCGCAAATGTAGTATAAAACGGTACAATTTGCAAAATAAAAAGTAGTATTTAACACTACTTTAACAAATAAATGTACCCATATGGCATTACAAACAACTTTTATCCGTATATTTGTATCGAAAACTAAAGCATTACAGTATGGATTTAAGAATAAAAGAAGTTATCAAAGAAAAAGGTATGACTATAACAGAGCTTGCCGATAAGATGGGAATTAATAGAGTGAATTTATCAAATATGGTAAATGGAAACCCTACAGTGGAAACTTTAAATAAAATAGCGGACGCAATAGGATGCCCGGTTACAGAACTATTCGAGCAACCGAAGAAAGACGCTTTAACTCTCACGTGCCCCCACTGCGGTAAGGATATCAATATCAAAGTTGAATGAGTATGGCTGCAATGAAGAAAATCGTAGCGAATGAAACTGAAATATCAGTAATGCTACAAGCTAATGAAAATGATTATATCTGTCTTACAGACATGGCTCGTTACAAAGATACAGAACGAACCAACTATATTATCCAAAACTGGATGCGCTCACGTAGTACTATTGAATATCTAGGAGTATGGGAGCAAATAAATAATCCAAATTTTAAAAGCATCGAATTCGATGCCTTTAAAAACGAAGCTGGCTCTAATTCATTCAGTCTTACACCTAAACAATGGGTTGAAAAGACTGACGCAATAGGCATTACATCTAAAGCTGGTCGTTATGGTGGGACCTTTGCGCATAAAGACATCGCTTTTAACTTCGGGATGTGGCTAAGCCCTACGTTTCAGCTATACATTGTGAAAGAATACCAACGTCTGAAGGAGGAAGAAAGCAATCCTCTGATACAGCAATGGGATGTTAAACGTATATTATCAAAGACAAATTATCAACTTCATACTGATGCGATTAAAGAAAACATCATTCCCCATTTATCTATATCGAAGACAAAGGAATACATTGTATATGCTAATGAGGCCGATATGTTGAATCTCGCCTTATTTGGATATACGGCAAAGGACTGGGAAGAGGCAAATCCCGAATTATCTAAAAAATTGAATATGAGAGATACTGCATCTATCAATCAACTTATTGTTTTATCCAATATGGAATCTTATAATTCTGAGATGATAAAAAACAATGTTCCACGTAATATTAGATTTAGTGTACTGCATAAAATGGCAAAAGAACAACTTCAATCTTTAGACCGTAATAATGCAGAAAATCGTTTTAGAAAATTATCTTCAAAAAATGATATTGGATCAATAGAATAAAAAAGGTAGGAGTTTGGTAGTTCAAAACGAAGATAGCCAGAAGTCTGTACCGATGAAGGTGGACGTAAATTAAGAAAGAATGAATATGAACACGAAAGAAATAGACAGATTAAGCCTTGTAAAGGCTCACGCCTTGTTTGACACCGGCGATATAGATCTTATCGAGGTGGGAACCGTGAAGGGCTTATGCGACATACACCGTTATCTTTTCGACGGCCTGTATGAGTTTGCCGGAAAGGTGAGAAAACTCAACATATCAAAGGGGAATTTCCGCTTTGCCAACTGTTTATACCTTGATGCCATATTGCCAGTGATAGAGAACATGCCAGAAACGACATTTGACGAAATTATAGCGAAATACGTTGAAATGAACGTTGCACACCCGTTTATGGAAGGTAACGGGCGATCTACCCGCATTTGGCTTGATATGATCCTAAAAAAACGTCTTTCCGTTGTTATTGATTGGCAAAACGTAGATAAGGTTATGTATTTACAAGCGATGGAAAGAAGCCCAATAAACGATCTGGAGTTGCGTACGCTGTTGCGTCAAACATTGACTGACCGTGTCAATGACCGTGAAGTGATATTTAAGGGTATCAATCAGTCGTATTACTATGAGGGTTATGAGTTTGAGTAAAAAGTCATAAGGTATCTCATCGCAATTTGTGATGACATAACGAAGCGAAAGGCCTAAGGTCGGTTTTATCAAATAACATAAATCGTGCGGCTGAATATCACCTTAGATTTGTTGAATATTATGAATAAAGTTGGAAGAATTAATATGTTGGTAGATATAACACCTGCCCAACTCCATTATTTAAGATTCTTGGAGGCGCACAAGATAAAGGAGGAGCCTATGGTTTACGTATCGCAAAACAAGGCTTTCCAGAGATTCGGCAGGGCTAACGTGGAGAGGTGGAGGGAACAAGGAAAGGTAAGGGCCTTCCAGCGGCCTCAGATGGTAGAGTACATGATGAACGAGCTACTGAAAGCGGCTGAGAACCAGCAGGATTATTTTTAGAGATATGTTGTAATGATTAAGGAAACATTATGATTATTTGAAATAAAACGTTGAATGGATGCCTTATTGAACACTCCTTTCTATTACAGTTTTATGGGGTTACTACTATCCACCCCATAAATACCCTAAAATAGGGGTATTTCAAATGATTAAATCTTTATGCTCGCTAAGCGAAAAATTCGGCCCAGTAACTAAATGGATTGATTCTCAGCAATGAGCAAATATGCTCATAGGTGAAAATCTGTAGATTACAAAGGTTAAAGGCAGAAGCACACATGATCTTTATAAAGGGGCTGTTCGTCTCGTTTTGATACAGCCCCTAAATAGGTAAGATTCTCCCTATTAAGGTTGATATGGGTACTTCTTATGGATTTCCTTGTATAATCTATCGATCTCACGTCTTAGTCTTGCGTTGGCGGTTCTGTCTTCATTGGCCATCATGCGGATTCTCGCCGAGTCCATTGTGCCCAGACCATTTTCCTTGATGAACTTCTCCGGGTCGATCTCTTTGACCATTTGTGACTCGAGTTCGGATATACGATCATGGAGTGATTGCTCATCCTTCAATCTATAATCTCGTACCCTCTTTACCCATAGCTCTTTCTCCCTACGTTCCTTTTCCTCCTCCTTTCTCTTCTCGAAAAGGAAACGCTCGTACTTGTTCGATGGCGGGATATCCTCATTTGGCTTTTCCTCCAAGAATTTGAATTTCTCTCCGTCCGTATTGTTGGCTTTTCCTTGCGGGACATAATTCTCGACTTCTGTCTCTTTCCTGCCGTTGTCCATGGGCGTTTCCATCTTTCGGGCATTTTTGCTAGGTGGCGTTACGCCCCAACCGATTAATTTGGCGTTCAAGTCCCCGCTATAAGGATGTGCGTAAGGAGTGGTGGCATTTTCGGTAGATGCAGAAGGCATGTATTGTAGAGACGTGCCGGCCAGCTTGTCTATCTCATCATAAAGCTCCGGATAGTTAGGTAGATTTTGCATGACTATGTTGCGAAGGTCGGCGCTATTGACATCGCCGTATAATAACGCTTGATCCGTTCTTGACCGTTCACCTATAGGTTTTGCGTTGGCTATCTGCCTCATCCTTTGTAGTAAGAAGTTTGATATCCCTATTTCCTTGCTTTTAGGGATATTGAATATCCTGCCGTTAGCCCCGTACCAAGTGGATATGTTTTCCTTGTCTTTTTGTGTGTCCACTTGTTGGTTTCCTATTCTATTCTTGCTCAAATTGTAAGAGGCCCACCATTGCCTGTTATTGGCATCGAATTGTTTTTGCCATCGTTCCTGTGTGGCTTTTGCCTGCTCTCGTTGGAAATCAAATTGTCTTTGTTGCCAATCTTGGTTATCTTGGTACTTTTTATTAGCCATATCCCTGTCTTTTTGAGACCAATATTGATTATACGCATCCATGAATCGATTATAGTCCATGTTGGCGGCCCTCATGTTATCTACGGCGTATTGCCGTCTTTTGTCGGCTATCCGATCCTCGAATCTCTGAATACCGGGATCTGCTACCGTAGGTATCTTTTGGGAAGGGGCTTCTCCTGCGAATAGGATATTGCTTAACGAGGATAGCACATTGCCGATATGTCCAATACCGGTAACAGCAGATGCGGCACGTTTTCTTTTTTCCTCTTCTTCCTGAGTAATGGGAGTTTCGGAATATTTATCCGTGAAATCCTTGAAAAAGTGAAAGTCACTCAATTTAGGCGGGGTATCTCCTTCTTTGCCGGAATCACCTATCGGTGGGACACTATCCATCCCTTGTGAGTAATTAACTGGTGTTACCGGTGCGACTACTTTCTCCGCTACCGGGTTCTGGCTTCCGGCCACCTCCGGCTCAACCAAAGGTGCCGTAGCCAACTCCGGCCTTGATACGATCGGAGTCCTTTTCCTATTATATCTTTCCTCTAATGTCAACATGGCTTATTTTATTTGATTTTTATATTGTACGAAATATGGAACCTGTTCGTTCCCTTCATTGACATATCTCAAAAAACCTCCGAAAAAGGGATAGGCGGGATATAGCTTATTCCACTCAAGGATGAGATCCAAGCCTAAATCCGAGCCTAATAGGTCTTCAAGGTCAACGAAACCCTTGGCTCTTGCGCAATCATTTGCGTTGTACCATACCCTTCCTTCCTCATCGACGAAGTATCTTGTGGGGTAATTGTCGAGACATTCTATCTCTTTCATCCTAATTTCCATGCCATTAATTTTTGTTTTTGTAACTAGCGGTGTACCTAAGCAATTCCAGTGCCGTGTTCTTTTTCTCCGTCTCCTCTATCGCCACGGATTGCATCTTGGGCACGCAATACTGCATCAATTTCTCGATCATGACCAGTCGATCCTTGGGATCTAGGCTGTCAAGGTCGGCCTGTATTCTTCCCATGTTATCGCCGATAAGCTTGGCGATGAATTCCCGGATATCCTTGGTTGTCCTGTTGGGAACACCCGGCGATCTACCCGCCGGATTTCCGCTCATGCCTTTGGTGAATCCCATATCATTCCTCCTCCCTTGTTTTTTCCTTGTTGTTTGCAAGGGACCTTAATATTCCCCCGATTTTTATTTCCACTTTGTCTATACCGCAACTAAGCCTGATGAGTTTGCCGTCCATCACGTAACACAGCTCGTTGTCGCATAATGACATTATTTTCACCGCTAAGCAGAACGCCTCTGCCTTACCCATTGTCAATACTAGATCGCCGTCTTTCGTCAGGTCTCTTCGGGATATTCCCTCAACGAGAAACACGAGTTGCATATCTGGATCATGCCTTCCGTCCTTGTCCATTGATTCAGGAAGTACCTTTTGAATTGAGAAGCTAAGTCCTTCCTCGTTTTCGATCTTATAAAAATTATTGTCCATAATGAATGATTTTAAATGTTAATCAATACTCTTCTTTATTACAGCCCCCCAAAGAAAGGCGTATTCGGATGCTCGTTCTTCCACTCGTTTATGAAGTCCAGCCCCTTGTCGGTTGCTAGGAACTCCTCGAAAGAATCGGCGGATCCAATGGCCCGAACCATATCATCCGCATTCACCGTGATCTGCCCGGTCATTTTATTTCTCGTAAAATGTACCGGCATATCCTCGAAATAATCAAGGAACACTATCTCTTGGTCAGTCTCCCTTACAATAGTTAATTTTGTCATTTTGTTATCTTGTTTAAAAAGTCATCATAACGCTTAATGATAGCGTAATGGCCTCCGGCCCGTAGCAATCTCTCCTCAACGTCTTTCTGTACGTCCGATTGGCGATCCTTGCCGATCTTGATCTCAAAATTGTACACCCGGCCTTCATGTGTCACCTGCACATCGGCGATCCCGGCGGTCGTTCCGGACTTGCGCCAACGTCCAAGGCGGGAATCGTATTGTCCTTGGCTGTTTTGGCGTTGGAAAAACGCTTCGTTCATTCTCGCCCATGTTTCTATACATTTCGCTAGCCCGTTCGCCGTATCGTCCCGGAAATGCGGTTTTACCCGGCATTGCGGGGGAATGGTACTATTACGGTATTTCCATTCGAAATAATCGGCCTCCAGACGTTTAACGCAATCCGGCTTAACGTACCGTGGCTTGCTTTTCCTCGTTGTCCTCTCCAATCGTGGAATCATATCGTTAAAATGGCATTTGTTGCTCATAATCACTTATTTTAGTTAGATTCTCGTTATATCTGAAACGGATGTCCCCGGTGGCACCGTCCCGTTGCTTGGCGATCCTCAACTCCCCGTAACCCTTCTCAGCGTTCTTGTCGTAATACTCAGGTCTATGTATGAACATCACGATATCTGCGTCTTGCTCGATAGCCCCGGACTCCCTAAGATCGGATAGGAGGGGCATCTTGTCGGCCCTTTCCTCCACTTTCCGGGATAATTGCGATAACAGGATAACCGGCACCCCTAGCTCCTTGGCCATGATCTTCGCCGCCCGGCTGCATTGGCTGACCTCTTGCTCACGGTTGTATGCCTTGTTGGCGGATCGCATGTCTATGAGTTGCAGGTAATCGATAAGGACGATACCGCACTTGCCTTGCCTGTTGAGGTTTCTCGCCTTGGCCTTGATCTGCTGAACGCTTATACCCGGCGTATCATCCACGTGGATGGGAAGGAATGAGATGTTGTCCACGGCCCCGCAAACATCGGTCTCCTCGCTTTCCGTCAACTTGCCTAGCTTATAACGCTCGGAGTCTATGCTGCATTCGGATTGGATCAACCGGTCTCCCAGTGACGTGTTATTCATCTCCAACGAGAATATGGCTACCGGGGTGCCTCCGGTGGCTGCGCTCTTGGCGAAATGGAGTAGGAGGCTTGTCTTTCCGGCTCCCGGACGTGCGGCCAATATGATGAGCTGACCCGGTTTCCATCCTCCTGTCATCTTATCCAGTTTTGTAAGTCCCGTGCGTATACCCTGTATTTGCCCGTTTTTAGCCCGTTCCTTGCGCTTTTGATAATTTTCTATACAAATCTCGTTACGGACGAGATATCGCTTATACGGGAAGCGTATGCGGTTTTATCGGATATGGCCTCGACTTCCTTCAAGGCTAGGGTTATGGTATCGTCGATATCGTAGGACGGATCGGTAGCCTTTGCCGTGATCTCCATGCCGGCTTTCGCTAGCGATCTGGCCAACCATAGCTGGTGAAGATATTGGCTATGCTCCTGTATGTTCGATGATGAGGCCATGTTCCCGGATAGCTCGGATAACGCCAACGCCCCGCCCACCTTTTCAAGGTCTCCGGACTCGCATAACGCTTTATACACCGTGACGAGATCGATTCTTGTGTTCTCTTCGTATAGCTTGGCTATGACGGCGTATATCTTTCCCAATGATTCCTCATAGAAAATATCGGGGTTCAATATGCCCACGACATCCTCAATTGCGTTGCTTTCCACCAGTAAGGCGCCTATGACGGCCTTTTCCGTCTCCACGCTATGAGGCATGGGCTTACACGAAATTTCTGTTTGTTGTCTCATTGCTTGTCTGTTTATTGGTTTGTTTGACATCCGGCAACTCGTCATTCCAACATTCTTGGTTGATGAACGTCTCGAAATTCTTGCGATATTGCTTGTCCGGCGTGGCGTTGACATAAGCGGGAATATAGGCTATGGCCTTGGACTTTTTGGCGGCGGTTAGTTTAGACCATTTCTTTTCGCTTGTTTTCTTGTTCCCTTTCTTGCCGTATAATGACCAAACAACCTCGAAAGATGATGTCGGTGAATCGTTAGATTCGCCAATATTATTATTTACATTATCATTTACATTTACATTAGCTTCGTTTTTGGTTCGTTTTCGTGCGTTCTGATTACCTTTAAGGCTATCGGATGGCGCACCTCCTAAACACCCGTTCTCAAACCGTTTCCAATTAGCGTCTAATTGCGGTTTTATAAGCAACCATGCTAACTTGGCTACGCCGGATAATTTAGGTTCTTCCCTGTTTAGGGCATAACCGGATATAGCCCGGTAAATAGATAGCTGCTCGCTCTCGGATGCCTCGTTTATAGCCTCTTGGAAACTTCTATAAAAAATAAAACTGTCTCTCATTTCATGATTGTTTTACTCGCTCGCCTTCGGTCATGGTCATTGCGTAGGCAATCGAGATTATACACCGTTATTTTCTCTCCCTGTCATATTCTTTAAAATCAATCCTTAGTTGATCCTTGTCCGGCATGAACCTTGGATTGGTGGTATAGAACCCCGCTATCCATCCGCTTACCGGGCAATGTCCTTTCCGGACGATACGGATATCCCCGTCCTCCCTCATCATCCCCACGTAACGGCAAACGTTAGGGCGCACTACATGCGTGTCCCGCTCCACCTCGAACATGGTTTTGGGTCTCTCGAAAAAAGAATCATAAACCATTTGCTTTTGATTGGCTTTTCCCGTAGATTTGCGGTGTGTTTCGGGGATTGCGGCTGCGGCCGCTTCCTTTTTTTTCGTCATGCCTCATCCCTCCATCAATTTGTTAATGTCCGACATGCGATAGTAGGCCTTATTCCCTAATTTGACTTTCTTTAGATATCCAGCCTTATCCCACCTCCAAAGAGTTGACAAGTCAACGTGTAATTTACCAGATGCTTCTTTTGGAGAAAGTAATCTTTCTTTTGCCGGTTGTGTAGATCTATTTCTTTGTTCCTCAACTAGCTCTAACATCCATTCTTTTAAATCAAGTGCGTTAATCGTGAATGATACATTTGCGCCACTCTCTAATATCTGCGTAATGTTCATATTTATTCTTTTTAGAACATTATGCGGCTTCACTTCGCCTTGCTGTCGGGTGGTGATTTACCGCTCCATCAAGCAGGGATGCAGCTTCATCCCCTTTGGATGTTGTAAAAGTATTGACATTGAAATTATGCTTATAAAAAATAAGGTTGATACAGATTGTTATCAATCCACATCAACCTATATCAACTAAAATGGGTGTTCTTGATTATAATAACATCACATCGGCAGACCTTCCGAGGCATTTATTGTCATTCTCGTTAAAGTAATTATTTATCCCTTGCCATGTACCAAGTAATTCGAATTCGGATATAAATTCAGCTTTTTTAGGGTATCGTGACAAATATCCATCCATCTTGGCCTTCTGAATAACAGACCCTACATCTGCGCCTCTTCTACCATCAATTAATTGATGCAATCTTTCCAGAAGGGCATCAGGGTCTTTATACTGTATTATTGCACGAAAAGATATGTTTTTCCCCTTTGAGCATTTGATATTGCGTGCGTTAATTGTTTCATTCACCCATTTAATGTATTCTTTAGCCAATCTATGTAAATTCCCGTCAAATATAGCCTCGTCAATGTTCTTACCCAATGTTGGGATGATAGTTGATAATGTGCGTGTGATGAGGCTTTCTTCTTGTTGTAGATGTTGCTCGTAAAATGTTTGGTCTAAAGAATCTATACCTTTCTTATCTCTAGTCTCTTGGCAATAATCATAGTCATCTTGGTTTATCGCTCTATAAATATTTTTGCATAAGGTTAAATATGAAGAAAAGACATCTTCTATGTGTTTATTACCCGGAAGGATACGTATTCTTTGTTCGTTATCAAGTCTTGTATGGGAAGCAATATACGCAAGACTTCCCCAAGCCACCTTGGGGCATAGCTCTTCGTAATTCCCTTCTACTAAAACGGAGGCATGTTTATTTAACGATCCTTCGAACCAGCTTACACGGCCTTCTCGTCGCTCTTGCATCCGGAGAAAGTACGGTATAGAGTTATAACATCCTCCTAATACGTGTGTATCAAAGCTGTTGTTTATCTGGTATTCTTCCATTATCATCTCACACTCTATTATACCAAACCCTATATTTTCCTTATACCATTTTAGCATGTCCGATTCTTTATGGAATTTGATTCCGTTTATTTCCGCAATCGGATAGTATTCGATATATTCCCTTTTCTCATTCATATTCTTGTTCAT